TCATTATTATATACAGCGCCGATGACTCTGTAATAATCACCGTTCTTTTCAATTAAAATCTTGCGGGTCATGATTGTTCTCCCCCTTATTTGATTTTATTATTATAAAGAAAACACGAGCGTCAGTCTACTGGTTTAATACGGAGCGCCACTGATTAGCTGACTCCTCACCGAATACCCATATTGGCTGTAGTGCTAGATCATCTTCCGCATAGCGATTAGCTTCTTCCCAGCTATCATGATAACCGATATCAACTAGATCGCCATTATAGGCTAAACAATAGAATTTTTCCGTGTCGAACCTTTCCATGGATATCTCCTATGAATAGTGAGTAAAGGCAAAAAGAGTGAATGGTTGATCTACCCAGTGACTATACTCAGGATATTCCTCACGAAACATTTGTTTATATTCAGCTTCTAATTTAGGCAGATTAAACACATCAATATCTGAGAATGAAGTATTAGAGTCTCCATCCCAACGATGATTATATGACTCCCAAATAATAGGGCCAATAACGATATACTCACCGCTCATACCGTCAGCTATAACATTTATAATATGATCGTCCCAGTTTTTCTCATAGGCGTCCATGAACTCGTTATCCCATAAGACCTTACGACCATATACGAGATAGTCATTGATATTAGTTCCCATGACTATTCCTCCACCTCTGCTCTTCTCACCTGAACATAGCCGCCCAATTCATACATATGAACAGCATAGTCCTCAGTTTTAATCTTATCAGAGAACACGCGCAGAACGCCTTCATCGGAGTAGCAGACATATACGATCATTTCTTCAAGTTCCTGATTAGTTCGATGAACTTAGCCAGTGAGATATAGCCCTGCTGTAATAGCAATTCCATAGCTGCTATCTTGGCTGCTTTCTTTTCTTCTTCGTTCATTTATCTCTCCATAATTCACAGCAATCATAGCCGTCAGTATAGCAGCTATCAGCACTATTCATTGATACTGCTAAGCGCCTAGCTATGCCTTCTGAATGAAGGAGAGCCACGATATGACCTGTTATTCTATTATATACCGCCCATGTTAATCCGCCTACAGCTATATCACGCTCTAAATAGGCGACACTTACGCATTTGATAGAACCTCTAATGTTAATAGTCATGATTAATACTCCGATAAATCTTTCACGATCTCATCATAAACTCGGTCACTCTCGCTTAAGTATTCATCTAGCAGAGTTACAAGCCAAGCGGGAGTCTCAAGATAATCCTTGGGCTTATAATCGACGCCAGGTTTATCTTCATATAATCCCGTAAAGAATGTTTCGTATTCCATAGGAGAGGATGGTTCGTCATATGACTGAGGGATCGCCTCGCAGGTGATCTCATAGTCGAACTCAATAACTACATCCATACCTAATAGGTTAGTGCAGACTGTAGCGGAACCTACAGAGCCACGCATGCGACGACCTTTCATGGCAGTTCTCCATTAGGGCTGAACTTGATAACCCACGGAATGACGCCATCGAAGTCAGGCGTGCACTTAGCATAGGCAGCTAATACTTCAGCGTGAGTCTTGAATAATAGGACGATTGGCCCACGAGTCTCTTCAAGATACCACATTGACGACTCCCTTGAATTCTACCCATAGAGGATAGGGACAATTCTCAGTGTGATTCATATACTCCACGACATCCCACGCAAGTTCCTCAGAGCCGCAATCTTCAGCTTCTAATACAATTTGCCCGTTTTCTCGTTCAGAGTAGACATTCCACATGATCGTCTCCTTCTCTATAATCTAATAATATAGAATACAGGAGTAACATTCTAGATGTTATTATTGATCCTCATAGAAGGCGTCCCACCAAGCGTCATACCATATACGCTTTAATGTTTCGTTGACGCCGTCATATGGATTATCAATTAGGTTGACTAAATCCTTGTAGGCGTAGTGACCTTCCGCCCAGACGATCTCTTTAACACGGTCGTCCATGTTACTCTCCTTAGCAGTAGTGCGGAGTGCGTTCCGGGTATGCACGAGGATAACCCTCGCTCACTTCCGCCTGATAGATACCATCACTAAGGACTGACGATACCTCTCTGCGATCTTCGTTGAGAATAGGAGAGACATGACGATTGAGACGACGAGCGTATTCATATGCTTCACCCTCCGTTGAGAAACCACGAGCGAACCGATCAAGCTGCGGCTCAGGAATACCGTAGTCAAACCACCAACCGCCCTCTTCAGGGCCACCATAAGCACGGTCAACCATATAATAAGATACGATATACATGTTACTACCCTCAGTTAAGTTGCCCACAGAGTAACACTCCGATGGCAAGGAAGATCATAGTCGCTGCGAAAGCGAAGTCCTGAGTGTCGTCATCATACATGTTACTCTCCTAAAATGTAGTCTCAGCAGAAAGACCACGCTTGCGCATTTCTTCTTCAACGTCCGCATACTCTTTTTTAGCTTCACCACGCTCTTTGGCCTCAGACGACCAGTTGCCTTCAGCGGCCATATAATACATGACTTGACGCCATAGACGATAGAATTCAGCTGTTAGTTCTTCGTCAGTCATAGCAGTATAGTTCTTCATCGTGTATACTCCGACATGCCATGTCCGCCCAACCTATTACCAGTCTTAGCAGACCACTCATAGACTTCATAAGACTTGACTTTACGAGTGGATAGGAAATGATCGAGATAACGCTTCAACGCTACACGAGATAAACTACTAAAGTGATCACTGTGATTGACGCCGTCATCAGACCACATTACCCAGAGCGTGAATGTGTCTATCATCTCAAACTCCTACCGTTTCGATTTTATTATAATAAAGAATACAGGTCTAACATTCTAGTTGTATATTAGACGTGATGTCTGTTCTTTTCTTGCCGGAAAGAATATCATAGATAGTTGATGGGCATACATTATATTTCCTAGCAAGAATAGTTGGTTTAGTTGTTCTGTTTGTATAGATAGCAATAACATCGCTCTTGCTTAGTTTATTTGTCTTTTTGGGTGGAAGGTTGTTCACATCCTCATATCCCTTGACTGGAATGTATTTCCAACCACAAAGGAAGTTTGGATTGCGAAACTGTTTTAGGTATCTAACAGACACTCCGTATTCCTTAGCAAGAGCATCGAAGTCATCAACCTCAAAGTTCTTGATAGCTCTAACTACATCTTCAGTTAGTTTACGGCGAGTCCAATCATTGGGTCTGTTTGGATTCTTGAGGTGATGTAAACGATTCCAACGAGTGCCTTTTATAATGCAACGAATGGTATCTTCGTGAACATGATAACGAGCGGCTAATTGAGCGCAACTCATATCTACGTTCTGTAATATCTCAATGACTTCGTGTTCTTTTAGTTTTCTATGTTTCGCTTTATTACGATCATGTCCCGCCATATGATATTTAAGATGACCCCAACACGATCCGTTGAATATCTTGCGAATAGTCTCTCGGTGAACGCCATATTGGTTTGCTATCTCAGAGACGCTATCGGTTTCATTCTTCATAATCTCTATGACTTGAGATTCTGTCAGTTTCTGGTTCTTAAACATGATTAGCCTACCTGAACGCCGTTGAGTTGTTGAATATACTTGTGAGTTGCTTGAATAGCATCGTCATCGGAAGCGCCTAGCATGAGGCAATGACGAGCAAACTCAGAGCATTTACCTAGTGCTAATACACTAACAGGATTGTTAAACGTAGCACGAGCGACGATGTTGTTGATACGACTAGTTGTTTCTTTAGGATCAGCTAAAGCCGCATTACGACGCTTGATCTTGGTGATAGATGAGAGGTTCTCATATGTCTTAGGCTTCGTCATCGTATTCCTCCTCATAGTCAGGGTCGGTATCAATAACTACATCACCGAAATACAATTTGCCGCCATCGGTATAGGTGGGAAACTCTTTCTCGAACAGATGAACGTGACCGTCAGGAATATTTTCCTTATCTGATTCGGATATATCTGCCGTGCGAATACAACCGATAACACCGGCATCGACGCCATAATCGTTATCGTGTTGATCATAATATACACCGTCACCGTAGGCAGTGTTATATACAGCGAAGCGACGACCATCCTTAAGAGTGAACTCGCCTTCGATAGCAGAACCACGTTCATGATCACAAATAAAACCACAAACCTCGTCCCACTCGTCATGCATAACGTAACATAGGTCGCCAATATAATATTCACCGGCAGGCATAGTCATAGCAGTCTCCTAAGAATGAGTGTATCCGTCTTTCTCAATACCGATCCACATACCCCATATATTAATCATAATACAGTCGTAACCAGCATGAATGCGACGACGAAATTGACGGTATGTAGCTGATGTCGGTAAGTTCTGGCTAGGATCACGAGCACGTAACCATAGACGATGAATAGCTAGTCGCTGCTCTCTGGTAGTCTTAATCATGACCGTCTCCTACTTAACCCAGACACGATTAGCGTCGCATACATCATACATGAGATATAGAGCCTCGTCAATCTCTTCAACTGTAGTGCAGTTAGACATTTCCCAAGCTACGTCCTCTATCTCATAACGCAAGTCAGCGTTAGCACTGAGTTTAGATACGAATGCTTTAAGGCGACCTGTTAGCGTCTGTGCTAACGCAATGACCTGCTCTTCGTTAAGCTCATCGGCGTTATCAACGAACGCATCCTTGATATGAAGTGTATATCTCCAGTTAGTCATGACGATCTCCTTTCTCTATTTTCTTATTATAAAGAAAACATAGCTAACAGTAAAGATAAAAAAAGGGTGACCGAAGCCACCATGGTTGTTATTCGGCCAGAGGGAGAGTATTATAGTCCTTGATGACCTCAATAACCTCATCCAGAGTGTTAGCCACGAACTTCTTGTTGATCCACTCATCCGATAGGTCACGACCACCAATCTCTACCATAAACCCGTTATCATAACGGTAAATGGAGACGTTATCATTGACCTTGAAGAACACATCCTTTAGCTTTTTCATTCTCAAGCTTCCTTTTGTAATTGTTAATAGTCCTCTTTATATGACCACTGGTTATACCAAATCGCTCTGCGATCTCAGTGGTGGTATAACCCTTATCATATAACTCAGCCATACGCTTGCTTCTCTCAGCTGTAGCGTTACGATAATAGCCCATATTATACCCCAAAGTTCGACATGTATATGAGCCAAAAGACTAACGCTAGGGTGATTAATTCAATCACAGCCATATAATACATAACACCTTCTAGCATTAAACCTCCTATGATACCCAAACAGCTAATGTTCTACCCATAACAAAGAAGAACATAAGCCACAGGATGATCTCTGAAGTAGACATGATAACGTAACGCATGATAACCTCCGATTGGAGTGAAGCATTTACTTTTACTCTTATATTATATCTAATACAGAGTGAAAAGTAAATATTTTATTAATGATAATCCTCAAGAAGCTCATTGAGAGCGCTGGATAGTTCGTCGTTATATGGTTTACCACGAGCCGCTAGTTCACGACGAGCCATATGCGCTACGTCGCACTCACTTGCTCCGCTAAATCCGTTGTTCCAGAAGATGATATAGTTGAGAACATCATCGTCCATACTAGTCATAACACGATTGAAGTCATCGTATGCCTTGGATAGCCGATCTGCTTCTTTATTAACAAGCATTATCCAAGTCTTGTATACACGAGACTGTATATCCTTCTTGATCGCATCAACGCTATTACAGTCTCCGATCATCGTCTGGACGTTAGAAGCACGGAACTGTCGCCAGTCATCGGCGTCTAAGTCCCAAGCGATAACATTCTCGGGAACACGCTGCTCTGGCTGATCCTTAACGCTAAAAGGATCAAGAGTGCAACGCATTTTACGAATAGTCCCATCCATCTTCTTAAAGATAATAGTATGAGGACTAAGCTTGAGAGCGGCGATGATAGTGTCCTTATTCATAATAGTCTCCTACCAATAGGTAATCATTGAGTCAGATTCTTTCTGCTCTTCCTCGGCGAGAGGATCTGGGTCACCAGCTTTGATGTTATCCCAGTCTCTAACGACAACGTCGAGTTCAATGTTGTCCGGCAGCTTATCGCCATATACGGTCTGGACTACGCCACCTTCAACTTCAACGATGATACGTTTGATAGCCATCATAATTCTCCTTATTCTTTATTATAAGGGAAACATTCGATCAGGGTAATATCTCCCAATCGTCACGATCAAAGTCAGATAGGAAGAAGTTTACATATTCTGATGACCGACCATCAAAATGATAGATAAACTCACCATATAAACTCTTGACAAAGTATCCAGCCATGTCGCCATGAGTGAATTTCACTCTATCATCAATCTCACTATTACGCAAGACCTTGAGAACTTCATCGAAAGTCATATCACTGCTCCCATATTGAAAGCATCATTCAATGCTACTTGAGCTTGGTATGTTACTATCTTACCATCTTTCAATGGTCCTCGGTATACCATACCAAATAGACGACCACGCTCATAGCTCTCACGATCTCTACGTTCGTCACAATAAACATCGTAGTCCATCGGGATGCCATTCAATACCTCCTTAAACCCACGCACGAATGCTGCGCGATGAATAATTTGGTAGGGCTTAACCATTCTAACAGTTCCACCCTGACAAGCCATGTCGCTCTCCTATTACCAAGAAGATTGATATACTACACTCCGAAACTGTTTGTCGTTATGCGTAGCAAGCCACTTACGTGCTTTCCTGAATACTTCAAGATCATACTCTTTCATTTCTTCGTATTCTGATTCGCCCTTCTGAGGTGAACGACCGAAGAAGAAACCTTCAGTGAACGGTAGCTTATCATTTTTGATAGCTTCGATGATATTTTCTAGGTCACTATCAACTAGTTCAATACGCTGACACTCATCTTCGCCACCAGCGAAGGTGTTTACGATATAACCGTGAAGGTTGGGATGCTTACGCCAATACGAAAGCTCAACTGTTTGCTTTGTTAGAGGATAACCGTCAAGCATAGGCTTATCATCACCAATACCGTAGTTATGGATCTCACCATAAAGCGACATATCTAGTCCCATGACACTCTCCTTTTCTATATTATAATAATAAAGGAATCAAGAGTAACATTAAAGAGAAAAAAGAACGGCTCAACCGTTAAGTCGAGCCGTCAAGTCTCAGGGAGAAACAATGAACGCCTTGTATTAGTCGTTCAGGATGCCAGCCTTCGTGAGGACATTGATAGCATAAGCAAGACGCTCATACTTGTCAGTGTTCTTACGGAAATACAACGAAACCAGGCGTGAGTTCTTATTGGTCGTCTGATCCATCTTGGTCGTAACATACCAATAATAACGAGCCGCAGTGCGCTTCGTGAACTTCTTACCACGGTAAGCAATCGGATGACGAGCGATCTTATTGATGATCGTCTCACGGCTGCTCTCAGGATTGTCCCGAACCATTTCAGCGACAAACTTTACCTTAGTCTTCAAAGCCATTGGAGAACTCCTATTGTTATGGCCTTCGTAGCTACCCAACGACTCTACTCTAAAGCAGAAGAAAAGTAAAATTGTTTTTTAGCTGGAAGCCCAACCGAAAAACAGATACTTACCCTTCTCTACCTCAATACAACCAGCTGGACCCCATTTATCAGAGATACGTGGGTCATCTTCTTCCATTAGTTTATTAGCATAGTCGTATGGATTAGTTCCTTGTGGGACTGGGATGATAACAAATTTACCTTTCTCTGCTATCGTTCCTGAATAGCCAGAGTGTCCGTGATCGTATAGTGCTTCGTCACGTGCTTTAGTGAACGCCTGTTTGGCGTCGTTAGCAGACGAAACGTGATAGAAGTTACTAGAGCCCATCTTAAGCCTCCACCCAAGCAGTGTTATCGGTAGCGTCAGCACGCTTCCTGAGTTTAATAACACGAAGATTGCTATTAGGATAATGATGACCCCATAGCATCAACTGACGATTGATATGCTGCTCTGCGTCCTTATCGTAACGCTTAACAGTGGAAAGGATATACTCGTTATCACGAAGAATAGCATAATACTGATACATATTATTCCTCCACCCAGATGCTGGCACGAGCAATGGCTTCGATCTCAGCGTCAGTTAAGTTAATCAGAACGAAATGACCCTCACGCCACTTGATGTCGATATCATAACCGACAACAGATGATGCTTGGTCGTAGTCTCGTTCGTGAATCATTGCTCGTTGCATAATGTTCTCCTTACGTTATATTATTATAATAACGTAATCAAGAGTAACATACTAACTGTTACTTCTGGTTAGACCAATACTCAATCAACTTATCATAGTTGATCTGTAGTCCTGTCTTCTGATCCTGAAGCCAGCGAAGATAGTTCACTTTCTCCTCAGAAGTCTTCAGTTTTCTGAAATCTTCGAAGATGATCTCTTTCGTCAGCATTGTAGTCTCCAGTATAGTTGATTGCTAGATAGAGTGAGGCTATAGGGAGTAATAACCACCACGCATACTTAAGTTCTCGTAGCACGTTGTATAGTTTCCACTTCTTCTTTCAGTTGTTCTATAATCTTCTTATGTTTAGACTTAGGAACATGCACGGATATAATACGAGCAAGCATAGACTGAGTATAACCAAGAGCATAAGCATATGGTTTACTCTGGCCGTCTACTATCTCTCTGGTTGACCTATCTAATTGAGTCATAACCTCATCGTAGATCATGTTAGGCTCCTATTAGTAACGGAACCGAATGGTAGCACGATTCATAGCTTCTTCGAGAGCGTTCTCAGCCAAGCTATCAATATCGGCGTTGGAGATAGCTGTCTCAACCTCACTCGGAACATCAATGTCATTGAGCAGCTTCTCCATGTTATTAACCTGCTTCTGTAAGCTAGTAATCACACGGTTAAGATCAGCGATTTCAACTTCGTAGTTCTTACCAAAAAGCCAGTTGAACATGACGACTCTCCTTTAGTTATATTTTAATTATAACTAATACACCGTAACATTAAAAGCTAAAAGTCGCCGTCAGCCACCTGTAGGCAACGCAGACCCGCTGACCGCCACATCTTAACTACACGGTTACGATCTTCCAATACCAAGATAGGATTGTAACCTGCTTCATAGATCTGCTCTAGTAATTCAAACTTAACGATGTCATCGTCACGACGATCCCACTGTTTACGCATATACAGTGCGTCGAATGGAATATCATTGTCATCTAACCATTTAAGCGTATCTTCTCTACACTTTTCGTCTCTAGCAGTGCATAGAACAATCTTAATACCAGCAGCAGAAGCTAAGTCAAGAATCTGAACTACTTCATCAATAGGCTCATCTTTATGAGCGTTAGCATGCCATGACTTCCAGTCTTTATGACCGTTAGTAATGTAATGGATGCGATGCTCGGTATTAGCTATCGTCCCATCTATATCTACAATATAACAATCCATACCAATCTCCTATTTGCATAAGCTAATCTTAGCGATTGAATACCAATCTGGCGAACTCTTACGCAAGTTAACAAGCTTGACTACACTACGTAATGATAACTCGCGCATGGTCGCATAGTTGGTCTCAATGAAGGTCACCACATCAATCATCTCATTACCGGACAGATCGTCTAGCAAACCTTCCTTGATTACCTGTCTTATTCTAACCAAACACTCTTGCTGAGTCCGCATAGTCATATCAATATAATAACTACGAGACATCAAAGCTTCAAGATGTGGTGCTAGTTTATGACCATAGCTTATTATGGCGTTGAAGTCTAGATTGGTTAGAAAAATAATAGTTCCTTCGTAGATGAACGAACGTGGTATAACCTCATCGTTGCTATCAAGGAACTTTGTCTTTGATGCCCAACTAATGTGTCTAGTTGAAGTTGTATCGGTAGCTGTCTTTAGAATATTCAAAGATACGGAATCCTCGAATATACCGTCAGCATCGTCAAATACAACCACTTGACCCTCATGACGATAGTCATATAGAATAGGAAATATACCGCCAGCTTTAGCGTGTCCCTTGACTATGGTATGAGCTAGTCTATCAGGATCATATTTCATTAGCTTTTTTTCGATGCTATAGCTTTTACCCAAGCCTGGAGCACCAGATACTATGAATGAACGGACGCTACCTAATATAGATGCTTCCGTCATATGATCTAGAACGTCAAATCGTTCTTTGAGGCGACGTTCAATCGCCTCATCCGTTTCATGCGTCATGATATTCTCCGATCTAAGCTGCTTCTACTTGATTTAGTGCAGTTGCTAGATCGTGATATATCTCGTCTCTTGATCGTTTGTATACCCATTTACCGTTAGTAAACAGATAATAATACTCAGACCAGTCGTAATGATCTTCAAACTCTTTAGTCGTATCAAACGACTTGGCTTGCTGATCTGTCTCGTTTCGATCACGAGCATAGAAACAGCACCAGTCAGGATGATGCGTAGATGCCTTGTCGAAGTTATGTTTACGACCTAATTCGGGAGCAATAAAACTAGCATTACCATAACTCAATAACTTCTTGGCTCTGGATAGTGAGTTATAGTGATGCTGTAGCATCTTTCCATTATGGGAAAGATAACCATCCCAGTGACAGTAGATAGCAAGCACTCTACCATCGTCACTAAGAATACCTATGGCTGAACGTGTAGACATAGTCAATCTCCTATTAGACGATTTTATAATAAGGTTAAGGCAGATGGAAGTAAATACTATCCACCTTAACCTATCTTGTTACTGAGGAGTCAATCCATCCACATCTTTGGCTTCTTCGTATTGCTTATCGAACATAGAGATATAGTCAATACCAACCTTCTCTTTCACTGCGTTCTTCATTTCAGATTCTGTTCTAGCAAAGATAGTCTGCATGCCCTTGTAAGTGGCATAGATATGAAGAAACGGATCATCCTCGTAAAAGGGTTTCATTGACTCGCCAAATTTAAGATACGTGTTACTAATCTCTTCAAAAGCTTTGTCCATGAGAACGTGCATAGCTTCTGTCTTTTCATCTATATCCATATCAATCTTCCTTCTTCGCTTCAGCTTCTTCAGCTTCTTCTTCCGCCTTCATTTGCAGATAAAAGTCATACTCTGACTCTAACATATCTGCAACATCATCGGACATCGTATCTCTCCAATTATCATCGGAGAAATCATACTCACAATATTCTTCTTCGCCAAACTCATACTTACCTGCGAAACCCATACCTGGTTCGTGGTAGTATGCTTCGATCTCGAAACCCATTTCTTCTAACGTGCGATATGCTGCGATGGGCGGTGCCCAAGCAGTATCAAACCCAGTAGAGATAGTATCTCCATTAAGTTCTGCGTCGCAAGTAAAGTCCCACTTCGTTCCCCAGTTGGCTAATCGCCAATCATACCAGTCGTTATAACCATACTTCTCCATAAGATCTGGTTTAGGTGTAAAGTCTGCCTTTGCTTCTATGAGTTCATCTGGGCAAGGAACAAACTCCTGAAGAATACCTGTCTCTGACGCTTTAACGAAGCGTTGAAGCATAGCAGGATCTTTATGCGTAAAGGTTACGCTATTCCAGCACCAATTAGGCATAGTTATTCTCCATAGATTTCGTTTACGACACGCTCAAGAAAATACATAGGCTCTGAGTCATAAGCGCCATACTGCTTAAACTTTTTTAATTCGCCCATCATAACGCCTAGAGTGAATGCTTTACTCTCGCCGCTGTTAAACAAAACCTCCAAACCTTCGTTTAGATCATTAACAACATGACGAAGTTCAGAATCGTCAAACTTATTAGTGAGTAACTCCCATTGATTAGGAGTAAACTCGCATTTTATCTTCTTGGTTATAGTGAGATTACGCATAGGATGCTCCTTTATAATTTTATAATAAAGGAAAGCGAATAACAAAGCTAGATGTTTTTAGATGTATTCATCCCCGGCATAGTCGATTATCAGATGAATTCTATTCTCATCTGAATCGTTAACGCCTGAATGTAAAATATTATTATTAAACAAAGTAACTTCTCCAGCTTTCATATGTAAAGTTTTGTCAACGGAAGGAAAAGTGAATACTACATTTTTGTTTGTAATGATAGGGATATGAACCCTCGTTGTGTTCTCATAATGATATTTGTAATCTATATGAGCGGGAATAACCGAATGCGCTCTCATGTTACTGAGAGTGATTCTCTTAGGCTCTTGATTGGGATAGTGATTATTGTATATTGTATTGATTAACTTTATATCTTCATCGAATAATTCAAGTAACTCTTCATTAACTATCATATTCTGCATTATTATATTATCTATCTCTGGATAAGTGAATAAAAAAATCATATCCAGAGATTGTATCTTGTTCATTTCATTCCAAGGAGGGCCAGGATCGTAGCAATAACTCTCCCAACCCTTCTCTATGATTTTATTAACTTTACCAACTAAAGAGTCAACCTCAATCGTTCCTAATAACTTGAACGCTTCACTCATTTACATTTTCTTTTCGTATCTGAGCAATGATCTCATTTACCATTTCTTCAGTTACGCCTTTTGGCTTACCATGTAGACCTGCTGCTAGATCATAACCTAATTCTTTAGCAACCTCTATCATTTTATCAAAGTGCATTTCTGGCTTAGCTTCCATCCACTCCTTATGGTCTGTGTTCCATAGATATTCTTTACCATCATCTGGCTTTGGAATTGGTGGAACTAGTGATTTAAGGTTTTCATCATAAACCCAATCTTGAAGATCTGGATTTAGTTTCTTAAACGATTTGATAATATCCTTACGTTCATCGTTCTCTATTGTAGCTATATGATGAACTTCGTGCCAAGTTGGTTGTTTATACTGTTCTGACAGTTCTGGGCTATAAGCATACTCCAAGTAATCATATTTCTCGTATGGCCCTAACTGAGGCATGGGAGTCTTTACGAACTTAACAAACCCTTTAGGTGGATCTCTATCATAGAAATTTTCAAATATATCTCTTAGGTTTTGTTCTATAATTGGATGAGACGCTGGCTTACCATCTTCATCAATCATAAGATATAATGGTTGTTCTGACATATTATTTCTCCGATTATCTTATTGATACATATACAGCGCCAGAACCACCAGTTCCACCGGCGTTATATCCACCGGCTCCACCACCACCAACTCTTATGGCTATAGAAGTAGTGTATCCTGGTCCATCGGAACCTTTTGTATAAGTCTTTGTAACTCTACCACCAGGATTACCAGCACTACCGTTGCTACCAGTACATCCGAAACCGTAACCCAAAGTGCCACCGGCTCCACCGCCGCCTGTAGTTACAGATCCACCATAACCACCACCTGCACCACTTGAAGTTCCAGCATATGCTGTTATATCTTTACCGTCGCCTCTGAAATAACTATCACCACCTGAATCACCTGCAGCACCGCCTCTGCCGTTACAGCAATAGTTAAAGAAGCATAATTGTCCACACCATCCAGTACAAGTATCTGAACCCGTTCCACCATTACCACCCTGACCTCCGCCACGAGCATCAACGTCTATGTTCTGATATGGTAGAATTAAAAGAGTGTAATCTCCGGCAGATGTATATGAATAAGAATTAGCTACTGGTTTGCTATAAGCAACGCTGAATGATATTGTACTAAGATCAGTAGTTGTATTCAATAACTTTCTAACGTCAGTATCATTAAAAGAAACTGTAGCGCTGGCATTATTATAAACAATTTGTGCTATCTGCGAAAATGATATTTGACCGGAAGCTGGTGTAGCCATAAATGTTATTCCTTATGATTTTCTTCGTTATCAACTCCCCACTTTTTCAAAGGACATGACGAACTAGCAAGAATTGTTTTTAACAACATAATACAACCACACTCATTACATTGAGTTGTAGTATGGTTGTATTTATCGCAATCCATGCATATAGCAAGACGCTCTTTTGCTACTTCTTTGCGTCTTTGTAATGATTCTGATAAACTTGACATCAATCGCTCTTTGGGAATGTTTTTCTTATTTATCGTCCAATTCCACAGTGACCTTGCTACTCTTATAAAAACCATAGACATCATATTTGTCATATGATATCATCTGGCATAATACACCTCAATCATTATGTTTGTCTGGAACGCAGCCTATTTGTAGATATAGATCACTGACATATTCTTCTAGTTCTCTTACCTCAAACTTATCACAATTAAAATGCACATGTAGACAGTCTGCTTTATCATCAACATATAAATGTAGTTTTGCTTCATAAGCAAAGTCTTTGTTCCTATGATTAAAATGACGCCAATCATACTCATATACGTTGATAAAATATAACAATATACCGTCAGTTATACGGTATATTTTCTTTTGATAAAAATAGCGTGTTTCCTTGACATATTCAGGTGCCATATGATCAACACACTGTTTATATCCCGCCTTCAAGAGTTCCTGTGAGTTCATGGCTTCACTATATCCCTAGTAATGAAAGAAGGTTCGACTTCATATTCAGCATCAAAATGACCAAGATAGTTTCTATCACTATCCCACAAATGGATGGTTTGAGTTTGACCATACTTCCACCATTCCCAACCATCATGACCATAATACATTACTTTTGCTATATCTTCTGTCAACCAATTTATATCACATTTCAATCTATTGATGTCTTCATACTCATATGCAATATACTCAAAGAACTCATCCATATCCTGTTTTTCATTAGGATATTCTGTAGAATAATAGTATAGGGTCACTTCTTATACTCCAAGTGGAGATCGTTCCGTATAAGATTATCTAACACATCAGCCGGAATACTGTCGATAACATATTCAGGAACACCACCAGCTTTTGTTATCGCTGCGTAAGCAGATTTAAACCATTTAGCACACTTGACAGCATATTCTTTATCTGCTATCTTAACTTCTTTGGGCATGGGATCAAGATTGTCTACATGGACGTTGAATGTATTATATTTTGAATACTTACTATCCACTTCAATAGTATAATACTCATCATCACAGCAAGCAATAACAGTTGCTTTTCTTTTCTTGTTATATGCCGTATCATCCCATATAACACGATCACCGGGTTTGAATAGCGGTTTGATTTTAGCTGTGTGCATCTTATATACTTTTACAAACCTACTAACATTATGGTAAACATATTGGCTGTCAAGGCCAAGGCCGACGCAGGTGGCGCGTCGACAAACGTCAGCTGGAGGCGTGATCCTTGATGAGCGCATCGACCACGCCGGGGTCGGCGAGGGTCGAGGTGTCACCCAGCGCGCCAGAACCTTCGCGACGATATCTTGAAATTTGGTGATAACGGTGCCGGCGAATTCGCTCTCGATCCCCCGCTGGCCGAGTACAGGACGACCGCCGAAGAACAGGGCGGCCGACGCGACAGGCTCGTCGCCGGCGGCGTCGAGCCGAGCGATCTCGGCCTGCAGGTCGGCGAGCCGCGCCTCAAGGCCGAACCGTGCCATAACGTCTTCGTCGCCGAGCTGCGCGAGCAAGCCGTTGACGGCAGCGGCGTCGGCATGAGCGAAATCGCGTTCGAGCTTGCGCATGCTGCTCATGGCGTTCCTCCTGGATTGTGCGCGGCGGGTGCGAGAAGCGCCAGCGCAGCGGTGTCGTCGGCTTCGTCTTCGAGACGCACTTGCAGCATCCCTTTCCAAAGGCTGTCCTGGCGGCACCTTCTCGTGTGATACTATTTGATCGACAGGTATTACTACTGTCACATGATCAATATTACCTTCACCGATAATCTCAACCCCTAACAATCTACCAGACATACAGTTATACCGCACAATTGCTCTGACTGTTACCTTATCGCCGGGATGATACTTTCTCATGCTCGTTTCCATTCTGCCCATTCGATCTTTTCTTCCATGCTAATATGGATTCGTTTTCCATTCTTAGCAATATAGAAATTCTTTGGGTCGTCCCAAATACCAGAATAACCGCACTTCCACTTTACGTTAGGAAAGTGAGAAAGTAAACACGTAACAGAGTGTTTAGCATCAAACAAGACGCTATCATAATAATCAGGATAACCACGTTCGCTATCCCAAAGATGAGCGTAGTCACATCCTACCTTGAGCGTCTTAAACTTCTTACCTGTCTTGCGTTCATATTGCTCACCCTGTTCATAGAACGTGATGCCGCCGTGAAAGTCAACATCAGGAAACGCATAATAGTTATAGTCCAACCCCCAATCTGTAACTTGAGGTTTAAACCACATCTTTTTCCAGTCTTTGGGATTGAACATGCGTTCATCTAGTAATAGATAATAGCACCATGTTCCTTCGCTCTGATACTCAGGACCATTACGATAACCATGGAATGACAATAGAATGCCAATATCCTTATAGTTATCACGCCACTGCATAGTTCCTTTGAGTGCTTCTTCGTATGTCGGTTTCATTATATACTCCTAAGCAGCGTGTTTTTTAACGACTGTCTTCATCTTAACGCCGTGAGCGCTGTAAGCAATTAACTTAACGCTCTTACTCCAGCAAGCTCTACAGTCACCGCACTTACCGTCTCGTTCATAAGCATCGCACTTCTTTGCCTTGATCTTAAAGTCATGATCAGGGATAACCACCGATCCGTGAATCTCACCGTGTTCTCCCGTTATCGAATCAGACGAATAACGAACCATAACATTAGGAAGAAGTTTCATTTCCTCTAATGTTTCTCTGATCTTAGGTATCTTGTAGGAACGAGTAGGAAGCCAATGCTTAACCTTTGGAGTTCCTTTCATAACCTCTAAAATCTTAACGGCAAGATTAGGATGATAGATGTCGCCGGAGTCAAACCAACGAAAATATCGTTTACCTTGCTTATCGGGTTTCTGAGTATTGATCGCTTCGATCATCTCACTAACCCATTCTTTGCGCTGCCAATCTTTACGATTGTTAATACGAATTTTCTTGGAGGCAGGCATCTTATAGAAACCATAAGAGGCGTAACAACCTTCGCAGACCGGGACTGATTCCTTGGTTACAGGATCAACCGAACCTGGGCAAGTTTTTCTTGCTTCCAGTGACCAAGTAGCGCAAGGCATCTTGGAGGGACGGGACAGCTTAACCATTAGTGATCTCCACCGTTTTCTTATTTTCTTATATTAAAGGAAAGCGCCTAACAAGTAAATTAAAAAATAATGTAACCCAGAAGATAATTCACTTTACTTGTTAAAATTATAATAGTATAATTACTCTGTGGACGATGAAATAACTAATTATGAGGATAGAGACAATGACTAATAAGTTCTTAACTAAGAATGCAGACACAGCACTAGTGGAAATAAAAGAGTTTCTTTATGACAGGCTTCGGAACAGAACCAATTATGCAGCGCAAGATCCACTGAAAGACCCTTATTATAAGGGATTACAGAAAGGCGCTTTATCTGAGGTTGAATTCCTGAAGGGTTTACTGGACATCATAGAGAGGTCGTGATGACTTGGGTAAAGACAGAAAATAGTGGTTATTCCGATACATGTCAAGCTGTTAGTTGGCAGAAGATGTTAGAGTGGCAGGAGACAATGTTTCTATACTCCTGCTACTTATACTATGAACTAGATGATCCGAAGTTATCAGATGGTGCTTTTGATTATACAGTTACTCTGTTGGAAAGAAACTATAATGATCTTTCTGATAGAATAAAAGCTGTAGCACCGAAGGGTACACTGAAGACCGAAGCGCATCATATCGCTCACATCTTAACTGATGATGAAAAGAAAAAGGCGCTCGTTTGGAGAAATGAATAATTTTACTTCTCAGACTTTTTAGTATATTATAAGTGTATACTAATAACGGAGAATCCACGTGTCCAAGCGCCGACATAAAATACCAAAAGAAGAACTATCCAGAATACTTGTTATCGGTAAAGGCGTTGCGCGTAATGGTGTTGATCCCGAAAAGTTCCTAAAGAGTAAAAACTGGTGCGACCGTAGACAAAGGTCGTTCTGGATAGGTTATAATCTCAAAACACAGTGTATGACAAAGCAGACCGAAGATACTCCTAAATAATACAGCCTAACAGGCAATTCATTGAAAGGAGATTATCATGAACGGTTATAAGACTTATCTCGTAGCTTTCCTAATGGCAGTTCTACCAATCGTCAGCGAAAAGGTTGGTGGTATTGATTGGACATCAGTGTTAGCTGGATGGGGTGTTCCAGAGAATCTAGTTGTACCAGCCGCTGGTCTAGCCGCTGGTCTAGTAATGGCTGTTATGCGTTTCCTAACGCAGATTACAACAGTTAAAGACGCCGCAGGCAACTAAAGATTAAGGCTCCTGACTTTGGAGCCTTTTTTCTTCCTTATCCAAAAATGATTTAATAGATTGCATTGAACTCTTGCAGTTCAAATTGTTCTTCTGTAGCTGTATTACTGTCTTTGCAACTTGTGCATCAGTTAAAGTCTTCCAATTAGGAAATTCTTTAAGAACAGGGCAATAATACATTGCTTCTGACGGATGAACTACCATATATCTGTAGCTTGTAATAACTTGACTTTGGTCATTACAGCTGGTCAGCAAGATGGTCGCACATATGGTTAGCAAGTAGGTCAGCTTCATTTCATAACTCCTAATTTTCTAAATGTATCCTTAAGAATGTTAGAAGAAGGTCTATCGTTACCTTTACCTACCTCTATATCAATATCACTCTCAATAGATTTTAGTTTATCTTCAAGATCTCGTCTTTCTTGCTCAAGTAGAACCACAGCTTCATCCTTATCCTTATTAATCTGATTAAGGTTCTGAATCTGATTTTCTCTGTCCTTTACTAATTGCTCAAGCTGTTTTATATTATACTGGTATTGAGCTAATTCTCTTTGCAACTCACCGTAGTTCTTGTAGGACACATAGAAATAAGTTCCGCCAATGGCTACGAGTAATAGGATTACTATATAACGTAATGATCCTGAAGTTATGAGAGATAATAGTATTTCCATGTCATCCTCCGTTTAGGATATTTATAAAGGAGAACATAATGTTTGATATTACATCTGAGACAAAGACACAAGCAGTTGACGCTATGGGAGAAGTTTTCCGTGAGCGTGGAGTGGAAGTTGATGAAGTCGTTCTAGGCGAAGCTTTTGATATCGCCGTTAAGATCGTCAAGGCACAGTTTGGTTTCTGATGAAAACTTTAGTATTAGCAACTGTATTCATGTGTGTGGGTAGCGTTTGTCAAAACCAAGAAGCCAAAGTTGAACCCAAACTTTGCACTGTTGGTACTACCCATGCTGAGATTAATATGTTAGGTAATTGGGTAGAAGGTAGAATGGGCATTAAGTGTCATAAAGATAAATGATGAAGGCAGAATTATAATGGCACAGTTACAAATTGATCCTGATAAACTTGAAGTTGGTGATATGATTTTGGTTGAAGGATTTGTTGTTGGATTTACAGAAGATCCAAGCACATTTGCACCTGAGGCGATTATTGACTTTGGAACACTTAAACCAGCAAATGTGCAATATACAAGGATTAGAGAAATCCTAAAATGAAATCAATAACTCAAGCAGAGTATAACAAACTGTTTGATGAATATTTGAAAGAACAAAAGTTTGACGGTGGAGACTGGGACAGATGGTATTGTAATCATGTGTTCAAGTTCTATAAACAAACACAGGATGAATTAGAAGTCCGTGCTGGTTTCCACGTCAATGAAGTTGGTGAGAGAATAGATGACTGACGAAGAATGGGCCAATCCTACATTTGATCTGCTTATGGAAGAGTGTGGTATTCTTGACTACGCCATGTTTTCTTCTGACTTGAAAGTTCTTCTCAGAATACGAGCATATAATGATGGCGCATTTTTGTGGGGTCGTAAAATAGAAGAAGTAATTTACTGGGGTGCATGATGAATGACCACGACGAAATAATCAAACAACTGCATGAGTTAGCAGATTGGATTGAGAAGAACAATCATGTTAAATGTATGTCTGTTCCTCGCAAGGCTGCTTATCTAATCTCTGCCCTACAAGCTGACTATGATAGACTATGGTTACTCAATAACAAGCGTGACGTTTATCTGACAGACTATATAAACAGAGTCATTGGTTTCATAAGACTCCAATGGTATTTGTTTAATAAAAAACGGAAAAAGTCATGAATCTATTCAATAGGGGAAAGTTTATTTCCCACGCTGGACATGAGTTAAATTGGAAAATTGAGTGTGACGCATTAACAGATGAAGACTGGAATTGTTTATCAAGGATTATACATGAGCGTACTAGATTTGGTAGTGTTTACGGTATTCCTCGTGGTGGCGTTAAGTTGGCTCAATCGTTAGAGAAGTATATTACGCCCGGACACCCATTACGATTAGTCGTTGATGACGTATATACTACAGGCAAGTCAATGAAAGACGTTATGGAAGGCAATGATTTAGGTTTCGTTGTATTTGCTCGTAACCGTATTCCATTTGATCCTCAACACTATATTCGTGCAATCTTTACTATGGATATTATTTAATATGACCGATTATGATATGAGCATACATCAAAATCCAGATGCACAAGCATGGGCCAAGTTTTTTATTGAAACTACAAAAGATATGGATCGTGATGCTTTCCGTGATGAAGAATATATGATTGGTTGGTTTGCTAATGCTATGATGGCCATGCACGATCACTTATTAGGAATTAGATTTCATAATGGTGATCATATAGAATATGAAATGAATGAATTTCTTAAAAAACAAGAAAGATTAGGTGAAGAATTTGAAAAGGTTTTATACGAAAATCTTGATGAATTATATGTGACGGACAAAGACAAATGATAGTAGAATATTATATCGAACAGCAGTCCTTTGAAATGGTTACTGCCTGTTTTGAGATTGATCCATTATTGGATAAGCCTTATTGGGCTGCTGTGTCATGGTGGTTAGTCCCTGGAACCTTTGAAATGTAAAATGGACGATCTAGATCATATATTGTTATGTCAGTATCACGCTACAAAAAGGCAACTTAAATTGATCAAAAGGATTAAAAAACTATTAAAGAATGATCCCAAGGTTGATGACGTTGAATATCAATCAAAGATGAAATTACAATTCTTTGAGGATATGATAGAAGATAAGACTTTATTAGATAGCAAACCACCAAAGGTTAAAAAAGAAGAAGATGTTCTGGATAAGAATCCAGTGTATACTATGTATAAGAATACTATGATGGTTACTATGTTTGGATATAAGGTATTCTCTGATGCAATGCAGACTTACCTTTCAGCTTTTTATAAGAAAGATAAATGAAAAAATTAAACCTACAAGATTTAGTCGAAGTTCCAGAAAACGTTGTTATAGCAGCAGCTTCTTTTATTCCAGAAGACGAAGAGAGCGGTCTTAGAACTGTTCTTAAAGTTGCAGAAGAATATAGAGCAGCGAATATGACTCCAATATTCATTCTTGACAGAAGAAATATGGATATTCTTTGCACAGCCAAAGAAACTTTCGGAAAAAAACTTAACTAAGCCAGTTGACTTTTCAATAGAGGTATAGTATAAATAACACCAAGAGTGGCGGTTCACCGTCACCAAAGGCGAAACTGACCACTTGATTTTTTTCTCTATGGAGAATAATATATGAGTACAGTAACTACAACCGCTGCAGTCGCAGCAAAGTCAGATGTCGTTGATCTCCGTGGAATGTGGATTGGCCTTGCGCTTCTAAACACATTCTATCTAATCGTCAGAATCTATGAGCAGGTATTCGGCTGGAGGGCTGGTCTTGACTCATTTGCACCCGAGTTTCAGACATATTGGATGTCTATTCTCTGGACGGAGATTCCGCTTGAGTTAGTCTCAGGACTAGCACTTGCTGGTTATCTTTGGAAGACGAGAGATCGTGACATTGACGCCGTAGCTCCTCGTGAGGAAATGCGTCGTCTAGTAGTTCTTGTTCAGTGGCTTGTTGTGTATGCTGCTGCCATTTATTGGGGCGCATCCTTCTTTACTGAACAGGATGGTACATGGCATATGACTGTTATTCGTGATACTGACTTTACTCCAAGTCACATCATTGAATTCTACATGTCATATCCAATCTATAGCGTAATTGCAGTAGGTGCTTTCTTCTATGCAAGAACCCGTATTCCATACTTCTCACATGGATACAGCCTTGCATTCTTGATTGTAGCTATTGGACCATTTATGATCATTCCAAACGTTGGTCTCAACGAATGGGGTCATACTTTCTGGTTCATGGAAGAACTATTCGTAGCACCATTGCATTGGGGCTTCGTGTTCTTTGGCTGGATGGCACTTGGTGTGTTCGGCGTTGTTCTCCAAATTCTAGGACGTGTTCATGCTTTGCTAGGGCGTGAAGGCGTAGCACTTCTAACAGAATAAAAAAAAAGTTGAGGGGGAGGTATTGACTTCCCCCTCACAATTACTATATAATATGAAGCGTTGCCTGATTGGAACGCTGATTATTTTTCTCGCTTAAAAGGAGATAACTATGACAAACGATCCATTTGCATTTAACAACTTCAACAAATATCTTGTAGGCTTTGATAAGGTTCTAGATACCTTGAATTCTGTACAAGATACCTACGCAAAAGCAGCAGCCCAAAATTGGCCTCCATATAATATCGTGAAAGTTGACGACAACAATTATACTATTGAAATGGCTGTTGCAGGTTTCGGCAAACAAAATATTGACATTGAACTCGCCAATAACGTATTAGTCGTTAAAGGTGGTATGACAGTTAACGATATGGCTGATGCTACAATCAATCCACTACAATATATCTATAAGGGTATTGCGGATCGTGTATTCACACGCAAATTTACTCTTGCCGATAGCGTTGAAGTGAAAAACGCAGAAATGCTCAATGGTATTTTGAAGATCTATCTGGAAAATATGATTCCAGAGGAAAAGAAACCTAAAAAAGTTAACATCGTTTAAGGATAACAATCATGTATAGCGAAGGGGAGTTTTTCTAGTGTAATACTCAAACACTAGGAGGACAAAATGACTACTTTGTTTCGTTGGGAAGACGAACTTGGTATCATTCGTATTAGAAGATACAATCCAGATCATGCAATAGGTGGCAAGAAATTTCGTAGAATGCCCGTCAGTGGCACTCGTTGTTTTCGTGGTGGATTTGGATGGTATCGTTATCCAAGAACCTTTCAGGAGCTTCGTGAGATTGACTCTTTTTATCATGATGAAGAATGTAAGCTCCTGAAAGTAAAACACAGAGCAAAAAGAAACAGAACGCCCACTTGCTGGGACGATTATATGAGATCTGATTTCAATCACAAAAATTGGAAAAGACAGAGGCGCCACCAGTGGAAACCTAAATAAAGGAAAACCACTGGGGGAACCTATGTCAAAAATTACAGATATAATCAAAGAAGCCATAAAAGATAAGCTAGATGAGGAAGCTCACGATCATGGTCGTGGGTATACTTCTGAGATTAGCAAAACTCCACATGGTGTGATCACTATGGTTTCCCATGAGGGTAAAGAAGTTGGCAAAGTGATTATGCCTAAAGATTTACGTGGCAAGGTCTATAGATCTACACATAATAAATCTAAGATTTCTGCGAACACCGCAGACCATGATACTGCAATCAATCGCGTTATCCGTAATCACGAAAAGCATATTTTCAACGATATGTATATGAAAACGTTTCCAAAGCCCGATAAGGATAAGAAACCTAAAAAGAAATAATGGAGTATTAATATGAGTAATAAATGGCCAAAGCAATCTGAGTGTCTTGCTAAATTTGGAAATCCAACACAGCGTTCTTTTAGCAAAAATCTAACACTAGTAACTCTTCCTTATACAATGTATATGGGAGATATTGTCATTAAAAGATGTACAATGAATAAGATTTGCGCTGAGTCTTTACTTAGAGTTCTAACCAAGACTTGGGAATATTATGGTAAAGATAAGGCTACTATTAAACATCACGGTCTAGATGTTTTCTCTGGCGCACATATGGTAAGACCTATGCGTGGCGGAAGAAACCTATCGATGCATGCTTATGGTTTAGCTATTGATATTAACGCTCCAGAGAATCAGCTTGGATGGAAGCCAGGTTATCATTCCGAAAGTTTTACTGATGAAAGCCCAATGGTTAAGTTCTTTAAAGAAGAAGGTTGGGTTTGGGGTGGTGACTGGAAGTCTCGCCCAGATGGTATGCACTTCCAAGCGGCTGTAATAGGCTAATGGATAAGCTACAAGAAGCATATAACGCAGAGAGTTGGTATACCAGATATTGGCGTGCCACTCTCGCTTGGGCTTATGTTGCTATATGTTTATTTGACTTTATTATCGGACCAATCTTTTATGTTTGGTATGCGATGCAATCTGGGAGTAGTAACTTTGGAGAATGGCAACCACTTACTTTACAAAACGCTGGCGTATTCCACTTATCTATGGGCGCTATCTTGGGCGTGTCTTCTTGGTCTAGAGGTCAAGAAAAAATGAAACAGATGGACTTGATCAAGGACAAAAAGGACGAATGAAATCTTTTTTACAATTTATATCAGAAAGTAAAAGCCAAGCACCATATGGTGTAATCTTTGATGGTCCAACTAAAGCTTACGTTGGTAGCGGTCATGGCTCTCCAATAGTTCTTTCTGACGAACTAAAGGAAAAGGTCTTATCCATAGGTAAGAAACACGGTATTTGGTATGAAGGTAATGGTGGAGACATAGAGTCTAATGTTAAACTCTTTGGTTCTAATAAAAGTTATGAAGGTTCTTGGGACGATGAGTTTGCTAAGAGCGTAGACGGTTATCCAATACAGTTTATGGCTCCTATGTTTAGTAATGTTAAAGCTAATAATATGATTAGTAAATTTGTATCACCAAAACTATCTATATTTGATTCATTAATTAAGAATCAAAAAGGCAATAAGTATTTCCAAGATAGAGATTATGACGCAAATGATTTAACTAAGTTTCTAAAGGCAGGCAGCGAAGAAGACATAGATTTCCTAAAAATGTCTAGAATGCCAGCAACAGAAGAAAACGTAAAGAAGTTTTTAACAACAGGCGAAAAGCTTGAATGGCCAAAGAACTGGCAAGACTATCCAAATAAATTAGGAAAATTAGCTAAAAAGTCTGAAGACGAAAGAAATGGCTATTTACTTAATTGTAAATCCGGGGTATATATAGTGGGTTCTGGTCATCTTTTGGAACTTAAAAGATTGAATAAATCCCTAAAGATTATCGGTGGAGAAAAATCTAACTCATAGGTCGGCTCCCTCCTCTGAAATTCATGAGAGCGCTAGAATTAACTAGGTGTCTATATCTGAGTGCATGCTTTAAGATATAGATGGAGCCATCTTTTTATTATAGGGTCTGTGGGTCTTTTAGACCGGACGCCGTTTTTGGAGGTAATTTTGGATTTCTATACAAATATTTTTTCTCGTGGTGATAAAGTTTACGTTCGTGGTTTTGATAAAGGTTCTAGAGTTCAATACGTAGACAAATATAAGCCATATCTATTTCTTCCTAAACCAGATGGTAAGTATAAAACTCTAGATGGCAAACCCGTCGAGCGCATGGACTTTGACGGTATTAGAGACGCTAGAGACTTTATGGAAAGATACAAAGATGTCTCCAATATGGAGATCTATGGTCTAACTACTTTCCAATATCTTTACATCTTTGATAAGTTCAAAGGCGAAATCAATTATGACCCGTCCCTCATTAATATTGTTACTCTTGACATTGAGTGCGGCGGCGACGATGTTGTTGGCTTTCCTAACATCGAACTTGCCGATCAACCCATCACTGCTATCTCACTTAAACTAAGAAACAAGATTGCTTGCTTTGGCGTTAAGGACTTTACTCCTAAATCAGAAAATATCTATTATCTAAAGTGTAAGAATGAAGAAGATCTTCTACAGAAGTTTCTACAGGTTTGGGAGAGTAAAGACTGGATGCCGGACATCCTCACTGGATGGAATATTGAGTTCTTCGATATTCCTTATCTTGTTACTCGTATTAAAAATCTGTTTGGTGAAAAAGAAATTAAACGTCTTTCTCCTTGGAAGATGGTAGATGAGAAGATCGTAGAGTTCAAATCAAAAGAGAGCAAGAGCTACGATATTCACGGTATCTCTGTTCTAGATTACTTTCAGATCTATCGTAAGTTCACATTCGGTAATCAGGAATCATATAAACTAGATTATATCGCAAGTATTGAACTTGGTGAGAATAAGATTGACTATTCTGAGTATGGCAGTCTTAATAATCTTTACAGAGATAACTTTCAGCTTTACCTAGAATATAACATCCATGACGTTGTTCTAGTAGAACGTCTTGATGATAAGTTGAAGTTTATTGAGCAGATTATGGCTCTAGCCTATGACGCCAAGGTGAACTTTAACGATACAATGACAACTATTCGTCCTTGGGATATTATTATTCATAACTATCTCCTTGAGAAAAATATCGTTATACCACAAACCAAGCGTAATCATGGATTTGATAACCTAGTTGGTGGTTACGTTAAAGAACCAAAGCTAGGACTTAATGATTGGGTAGTCTCATTTGACTTGAACAGTCTATATCCTCATCTTATTATGCAGTATAATATCAGTCCTGAGACTTATTGTGGTAAAGCGTCGGAGCCTCTTTCTATTGAAGAGCTTCTTGATAAGATTCCATTTAGAAGTCAAAACACTTATACTTACGCTGCTAACGGTTGCTTTTACCGCAAAGACGAACAAGGCTTTTTACCAGCTTTGATGGAACGTATGTATGACGACCGAACAAAGTATAAGAAGTTAATGCTTGAAGCTAAACAGCGTTATGAAAATAATCCTAATTCAGAAGACGAGAAGCTAATCTCACGCTATCATAATATGCAGATGGCTCGTAAGATTCAGCTTAACTCAGCTTATGGCGCACTAGGTAATCAGTATTTCCGTTGGTTTAATTTTGATCTAGCAGAATCTATTACAATGTCCGGTCAGCTATCTATTAGATGGATTGAGCGTAAGATTAACGATTATATGAATAAGATTTTAAAGACAAAGGGTGTTGATTATGTTATCGCCTCAGATACTGATTCGATTTATGTTAGTATGGCCGGTGTGGTTGATGTTATTGGCGGCGATGATCAACTACTCATAGTTGAGTCGCTAGATAAGTTCTGTGAAGATAGAATTCAACCATTCATCGATAATTGTTACGCTGAATTAGCAGAGTATATGAACGCTTATCAACAGAAGATGAAGATGAAGCGTGAAACTATTGCTAATAAAGGTATTTGGAAAGCTAAGAAGATGTATATCCTCAACGCATGGAACGTTGAAGGTGTACAGTATAGTGAGCCAAAGTTAAAGATTCAGGGAATCGAAGCAGTTCGTTCTTCTACTCCACATGCTTGTCGTGAGAACATCAAGAAAGCATTAAAGATTATTATGAACGGGACTGAGGATGAACTCAAGAAGTTTATAACTACATTCAAACAAGAGTTCTTGGATCTGCCGCTAGAGGATATTGCATTTCCTCGTAGCGTTAAGAATATGGGAAAGTATACAGATAAAGCGTCTATATACAAGAAGGGAACGCCTATTCATGTTAAAGGCGCTTTAATCTTTAATAATATGCTAAAGTTTCATGATGTTAAGGAAATCCAACCTATCATGGATGGTGATAAGATTAAGTTCGCATATCTTATCGAACCAAATCCTATTCAGGAAACGGTTATCGCAATCCATGACGTTCTTCCTAAACAGTTTAACCTAGAAAAGTATATCGACAGAGAGCAACAGTTTGAGAAATCATTCATGGACCCTCTGAAAGCTATTACTTCAATTATAGGTTGGCAAACTGAGAATATTTCAACGCTAGAAAGTTTTTTCACATAGGAGAATTAAATGTCTGATACGCCAGAAGATGATTTCAATATAGATTTTGATTTTGGTTTTACATCGGAAGATGAACTAAAGTCGGGAGAACTAGAGTTACAAGATCAGCTAGGATCTGTTCAGGTCAAGCTAGATGGTCTACGTAAAATGATTATGCCTCTATTACTACAGCTAAAGAAGAATCCTGATAAGGATATTATTAAATGGGCTGGTGCTGATAGAACTAAACAGATCGATGCTTTCATTAAGAAGATGGATGCTTACATTAAGAGCTAAGTGGAGAAGTATATGTCGTTAAAGGATAAGTTGATTAAAAACTCAACGATTGATTATACGTCAACGTTGACTGATTCGAAGATTTACACGAAGAAGGATATGATTCCTACTACCGTTCCTATGATTAATGTAGCGTTATCAGGAACAATCGATGGTGGTATTACTCCCGGTCTAACTATGTTGGCTGGTCCATCAAAGCACTTTAAGACAGGATTTGCTTTACTATTAGCATCTGCCTATCTTAAGAAGTATCCAGATGGTGTAATTCTATTCTATGATTCGGAGTTTGGTACACCACAGAGTTATTTTACGAAGTTCAAGATCCCTCTTGATTCAGTTGTTCATACGCCTATCACAGACGTTGAAGAACTTAAGTTTGATCTGATGAAGCAACTAAAAGAGATAACTCGTGATGAAAACGTCCTGATTATAGTTGACTCTATCGGCAATTTAGCGTCTAAGAAAGAGGTTGAAGATGCTCTAAACGAGAAGTCAGTTGCTGATATGTCTCGTGCTAAGCAGCTTAAATCGCTATTCAGAATGATTACCCCACATCTGACGTTAAAGGATATTCCCCTTGTGGCAGTCAATCATACTTACAAAGAAATTGGTATGTTCCCTAAAGATATTGTTGGTGGCGGGACTGGCGCTTACTACGGTGCGGATAACATTTGGATTCTAGGACGGCAGCAGGAAAAAGATGGCACTGAGATTCAAGGCTACCATTTTGTCATTAATGTTGAGAAATCCCGTTACGTTCGTGAAAAATCTAAGATACCGATTACCGTTAGTTATGAGGGTGGTATTAATCGTTGGAGCGGTCTGCTCGATATTGCCCTCGAAGGTGGTTATGTGGCTAAGCCGAAAGTTGGGTGGTACGCCAAAGTGGATAGAACAACTGGGGAAGTGGATGGAAAGAACTTCAGAGCGGGTGATATCGTGGACTCTAAAGAATTTTGGATGAGTATTTTCAAGGAAACAGATTTTGCTTCCTATATTAAACGTAGATACTCACTTGACACTGAAGGCTCTTTGGTTTACGACGAAGAAGACAATACGGAGGTTTGATGAACATTGAGAGAGTTATACTTTCTAATTTATTATTCAACGATAAATACAACAGAAAGGTTATACCTTTTATCAAGAACGATTACTTTCAGGATTATTCAGAACGTGTAGTTTTTGATATTATTGATGACTATGTAAAAAAGTATAACTCTTTCCCTTCTATAGAAGCGTTAGCAATAGACCTGTCTAATAAAGAAGGACTAAACGATCAGACTTTTAAGGATAGCAAGGAAGTTATTGCTGGTCTTGAAGCTGATTCTAACACTCAACTAGATTGGCTCTTGGATCAGACAGAGAAGTTCTGTCAGGATAAAGCACTTTATCTTGCGATCATGAAGTCAATCAAAATAATGGATGAAAAAGATGGATCAATCTCCAAAGGAAATATACCGACAATCCTCACTGACGCTCTTGGTGTCTCTTTTGATACCCACATTGGTCATGATTTTCTGGTTGACAGTGATGAGAGATACGAGTTCTACCATCGTAAAGAGAAAAGAGTTCCTTTCGATCTTGACTACTTCAACACAATTACAAATGGTGGATTACCGAACAAAACGCTCAACGTTGCCTTGGCAGGGACAGGCGTTGGTAAATCCCTATTCATGTGCCACTGCGCAGCAGCAAATATCTCAAGAGGGCTTAACGTACTGTATATCACGCTAGAAATGGCGGAGGAAAGGATAGCAGAACGTATTGACTCTAACTTGTTAGATATTACTGTTGATCAGTTAGAATCTATTCCTAAACAAACTTATGATACTAAGATTAATAAGTTAAAGGAAAAGATTACTGGTAAGCTGATTATTAAAGAATATCCAACAGCTTGCGCTGGTTCTGCTAACTTTCGTCATCTTCTTAATGAACTAAGAATTAAGAAGAACTTTGAACCTGATATTATCTATATTGATTATTTGAACATCTGCCTATCTTCGAGGATTAAAAATGGAGCCAACGTCAATTCTTATACCCTTGTCAAAGCAATCGCAGAAGAGCTTCGAGGGTTGGCAGTTGAGTACAACGTCCCTATCGTCACTGCAACTCAAACAACTCGAAGCGGATATTCGAACAGCGACGTGGGACTGGAGGATACATCGGAATCCTTTGGACTCCCAGCCACAGCTGATTTTATGTTTGCACTCATCAGTTCCGAAGAACTTGAAAGTCTCGGTCAGATCATGGTTAAACAGCTCAAGAACCGTTACTCTGATCCTGGGTCTAATCGCAGGTTCGTCCTTGGGGTGGATCGCAGCAAGATGCGATTATACGACGTTGAGCAATCAGCTCAAGATGGTATTACAGATGATCGTCCAGTAATGGACAAAGGTAAGTTTATGGAAGAAGAAACAGAGCGGCGCAAACCTAAACCTAAGTTTGAAGGATTCAAGTAACTATGCCTGAATGGGCTAGAGTAATCGTTCCTGCTATATTATTTGCTAGTTTATTCCGGGTTATCCTTGCGCACTTCGTTCCGTTATTTGTGCAATGAAATTAAACCCACTAGGTTGGGCAGCTTTTAAAGCAGCAGTAATCGCAAACGCACTATATGTATTTCTTAAAACTCTAATGCAATATTTGGGGAACCCATAATTATATAAATAGATGTGTCCTTCACGAGTTGGCGCTCTAAGGACTCTATGCTCTAACGGGAGACACAGCTATGCGTATTTATCGTCGTATTTACGAACAATATTATGGTCCTATTCCTAAAGATGAGGACGGTAGAACTTATGATATTCACCATATTGATGGAAATGATAAAAACAACGACCCTTCAAATTTAATTGCTCTTTCTATTCAAGAACATTACAATATACATCATTCTCAAGGAGATTGGGGTGCTTGTTGGTTGCTGTCTAGAAAGATGAAAATGTCTTCAGAACAATTATCAGAACTATCTAAAAAAGTTCAAGCCGATAGGATAAAGTCTGGTAAGCATCATTTCATAGGAAACAGTAATCCTATGAAAATAGCATCTAAAAATGGAAAACATCATTTTTCTGGAGAAAGAGGCTCTGAACATAACAGAAAAATGATAGAAAATGGATTACATCCTTTAATTGGCGGGAATGTGCAAAGAAACGCTCATTTAAAATTAATAAAAGAAGGCAATCATCATACTCAAAAAATACATAAATGTCCTCACTGCGGAAAGGTTGGAAAAAGCAATAGTATGTATAGATATCATTTTGATAAATGTAAAGAGAGGAAACAAAGTTGATCGTATGTTCTTGTAACGAAATAACCACTGAAAAAATTAGGGATGCTATTCAATTTGTTCATGAACCAAACGAAAGACTGGTTTTGAATATGATGAATTGGCAACCAGATTGTGCTGTGTGTAGTAAGGTGTTGGTTGAAGAGATCCGTAGAGTTATGAAGGAGGTTATGGATGGCGCTTGATTATAAAGTCGTAAAGGTCGGTGAGGCTTATTGCGTTGAAGAAAAGGCAACAGGGTATCACATCAATACCTTTAAAAAACAAGAAGATGCTAAAAAATATATGAAATTTCTTAATTTAGGCGGTGGTTTTGCAGGATTCACGCCTTCCTTTATACTAAATAAGAGTAGCAAAAATATGTAGTCCACAGTAGTGGAAGCGGCACGAGCCTAATAAAGAAAGGGCCACGGAATAGTCGGGAGTAAATGGTGGGGTTCCACCCGACCGTATTTTTGTTAGAAATTCATCGGGGCAAGTCGAAAGGCTTGCCCTTTTTCTTTTCCTAAATAATACAAATTGTAGAGTTTCAGAGGATCAATATGCTTTCTTTTAAAGATTTTTTCAAAGAAGAAACAATTTCCGGTGATGTAAGAGGTCTTGGTTATGTTACAGGAGATCCTTCTGCCCCAGTTGATGGTGTAAGTCAATATGTCACGACCAATCAACTTGCTTCCGATAAAGTCAATGGCGCTATGTTAAAGGTGATGAAAGATTTCCATCATCATGATAGAGACGATATTGGCATCAAAGCTCACAATCCTACTGATATGAACAATAAGAAAACCAAAGGTAAGAAATAATGGCACAGTTTCGTAAAGATACGCATCAATACTTACCAGATGGTAAAACTATTTTCGAAGTTGTTATGCTTGCCGATCAGTTTGGTAATCAAGTTGGACCAGCAAATCCTACAGGAACAGCCGTTGATGCTTTTGGTAGAGCCAGAGTTTCAAGTCCACTAACTCTTTTTGATTCCTCTCATCGTTACCGTGATAACAATCTATGGTCCACTTCTAATACCGCTGGTGGAACTTATGCCTTTTCTACTAATGAAGGTCTTGTTAATCTAAACGTATCTACGGCAACAAACGCAGAAGTTGTTCGTGAAACAACTAAAGTATTTTCTTATCAGCCTGGTAAATCCCTTCAGATTATGAACACTTTTGCTTTTAATACAGCAAAAACTAATTTAAGACAACGTGTTGGATACTACGGCGCCAAAAATGGTTTTTATTTAGAATTAGATGGCACAACTCTTTCTTTTGTTGAAAGAACTTTTGTCTCTGGTGGTTTGCAAGAAACAAGAGTTTCTCAGGCAAATTGGAATATTGACAAATTAGACGGCGCTGGTGCTTCTCTTCTAACATTAGATATCACAAAAGCTCAAATTCTATGGATGGATATTGAATGGCTTGGTGTTGGTTGCGTTAGACTTGGGTTTGTTATTGATGGTAAATTTATTCATTGTCATACATTCTATCATTCAAATTTGGTAACAACAACTTATATTACAACAGCTTCATTACCATGCCGTTATGAAATTAAAAATACTGGAACTACTTCTGGTTCAAGCATCTTAAAACAAATTTGCACCTCTGTTATTTCAGAAGGCGGTTATGAACTAAGAGGATTACAACAAGCCATTGGAACAGCTATTGGCGCTCCTAGAGATTTAACAACAGTTAATACATATTATCCAGTTGTCTCAATTAGATTGAAGGCTTCTCCTGATAGACTTGATGCTATTGTTATTCTTACTGCTTTATCGATACTAGGAATAACCAACAATGCTAATTATAATTGGAGAGTAGTAGCTTCTGGTGCAACTACAGGCGGAACATGGACTACTGCAGGAGATGATTCTGCTGTTGAATATAATCTTACAGGAACAAGTTTTGCTGGTGGAAGAATTTTGGCGTCCGGATGGACCAGTGGTTCTAATCAGGGTTCAAGTCCTGTTGATATTCTAAAAGAAGCACTATTTAAGTTTCAGCTGGAAAGAAATGGACTTACTTCCTCTCCTTATGAGTTAACATTAGTTGCTGCATCTGATGCTGGTGCTGCTGATATATACGCTTCTATGGACTGGGAAGAAGTATCAAGATAATATCTTTTATAAATAAGATTGTTAGTGCAGTAAGGCTACGGCAGACCTGCTAAATATTGGATAAGCCTAAAGGGAAACTCCAAATGGTAAAGAAATTCAACGATTATGACTCTCAGCTAGAGGCAAAGTCTGCCGTAGTTCTCACTAACGAAGCTAAGCTATCTCTATACAAAAAATCACAAAAATCAGGTATTTCCACCGATATTCTTGAGGAAGTATATCGTCGTGGTTACACGACTTGGGTTGAAGAATTTGGTAACTCACCAGAACAGTTCGCCTTTGATCGTGTAAATTCTTTTATCGCAGGAGGATTTGCAGTGGAATTGGACGAAGACCTTAAGAAGGCATGCTGGAAGGGCTATGAAGCCATTGGTATGAAAAAGAAGAATGGTAGAACCGTTCCTAATTGTGTTCCTGTTAAAGAAGAGGAACTAAACAAGTCTGTAATGTCTCCTGAACAATTAGCTAAGAAATACGATAAGCCTGTTTCAGAAATCAACAAAGCTGTTAAACAGGGCATCAAGGTAGAGAAAGAACACACAACTCATGCCGCTGATGCTAAAAGAATTGCTCTTGCTCATTTAGGCGAGAAGCCAGATTATTATACAAAGTTAAACAAAGCTGGTCTTGAAGAAGGCAAAGAAAGAATGGAAAAACACTCAAACGATCCAGATAAGTCAGCATCAAGATTCGATGGATCTGATGAATTAGTTGCCATTTATAAGGGATCAACTCCCGGTCAAGTCATCAAGAGAGTTGTTAAGGAAAGCGCAGCTTGGCAGCGTAAAGAAGGTAAGAACCCAGAAGGCGGTCTTAACAAAAAGGGCGTTGAGTCCTATCGTAGAGAAAATCCAGGCTCAAAACTACAAACAGCTGTAACAACTCCTCCATCGAAATTAGATCCAGACAGTAAAGCAGCTAAGCGTCGTAAGTCTTTCTGTGCTAGAATGGGTGGTATGCCAGGTCCAATGAAGGACGAAAAAGGCAGACCAACTCGTAAGGCTCTTTCACTACGTAAATGGAATTGCGAAGAGACAGAAATTAACGAGACTTCAGAGAAGCTAAGATTAGATTATACAAATAAAGCTATGAAAGCTACTAGAGAAAAAGAAAAGAAGCCTGGTGAGCATCATAAGAGAGAAGAAGGTATTCATCGTGCTGCTCGTCTAATGGTAGCAGCTAAGAAGAAGAAAGAGGTATCAGAAGACGTTGGTGCTACTGCTACTGCGGCTCATGCTCCAACCGCTTCTTCTATGGGTCCATCAAAACTTTCAAGAACCGCTCGTATTGAGCTTTCAAGACGTTCTGCTCCCGGTGGCGAAGGACTAAGAAGAACTGGTCCAACAAGATATAGCACTTCTTCTCCAAGCAATCCAGGCGGTATGAGATCAATGACTTCTGGTTCAACGTCTGCTACAGCAAAGACGTTAACTCCACAGCGTGTTTCTGCTAATCAGCCAGCACCAAAGACTGCTTCTGCTCCAACGTCTGCTCCAAAGCCAACGGCTAGTTTCGGTTCTTCTTCAAGACCAACTACTGTTAGTGCTACTTCTGGTGGCGTAGAAAAGAGCGGTGGATTTAAGCTATCTTCTGGTATGAGCGACGCAGGTAAGGCTAAAGTTAAACCAACTGCTCCAGTTGAGATTCCAGCCGCTGCTGGTAAGGCAGCTGGTCTTCTAGGTAAGGTTGCTCGTATTGCTACAGGTCCAGCTGTCACTGCTGCTGCCACAGTAATGGAACCAACACCAGCTGGCGAAAAGAAATCAGAGTTCCAGAGACAATCTGATGTAGCTAAAGGTATTTCATATAAGGCACAAGGTCGTTCTGTTTCCGATTATGAGAAACAAGTTCTAACGCCTAAGAAGTATGAAGCTCCAAAGGCACCAGAAGCACCAAAGGCTTCTAATCCAGTAGTTAACGCACCAACACCTCCAAGTCGTCCTGATTACTTCTCTCGTGGACAAGCTTTCAAGGCTGCTCGTTCAGAAGTTGGTGGTAAAGGTAAGTTCTCATACGGTGGTAAAGAGTTCCAGACAAACGTAAAGGGTGAGAAGTATCTACCTTCTACAAAGTTAAAGGCATCAAGCGTTAAAGAAGAGTTATCAGTTCCAGAAGGAACAACAGGTAAAAGAACAAACGTTTCTACGCCTATGGTAGCTGTTCGTATGGCATCTGGTAAAATTGAAAAGCATCCACCCGGAAAGAGTGGATCATCTGGTGGAGGCGATGAATAATGGATTTAACTGAAGCTCTAAAGGTTGCTTTAGCTGACACTTATGTTTTTGCTATTAAGGCACAGAACTTTCATTGGAATGTAAGAAGCACCAGTTTCTCTGAATATCACAAGTTCTTCGATGAGATATATAACGAAGTATCAGACGCAGCAGATGGTATTGCTGAAAGTATTAGAACTTTAGATGCTTTTGCTCCCGGTTCAATGATTCGTTTTCTTGAGTTAACAACTATTCAAGAAGAAAAGAATGTTCCAGAAGCTCTAATGATGATAACCAAATTAGCTAATGATAATGAGAGAGTATTAGCTTCTTTGAATAGAGCATATGCTTTAGCCGAAAGAGATAGAAAATTCGGTATTTCAAATTTTATTCAAGATCGCATCACTGCCCATGAAAAATGGGGTTGGATGTTAAGATCGTTTATAAAGGTATAACAATGAGCGATAAACTAAGCTTAGAACACGTCATCAGAAATATTGCTACAGGCAACTTTACTCCATCGGATCAACCTAAGATTACTCTTGAGCACGCTATCAAGAAAGTAGTCAGAAAGGAATCGTCCTTTGGTGCTAAAGATAGCAAGCCAATTGATGAGGACGTTGGCGGATTAGTTGGTAGCGGCACTGGTGGCGAAGGTAAGCTACACGCCGAAAGCTCAAAGAAAAAAGTAAAAGAAGATGAAGAGGATAGCAAACTTCCTGGCAGTGAAGATAAGATGGATGAAGCTGTTGGTCATATGGGAACCGATAAGTTTCAAGGTAATCAATTTAAGTCTGTAAGAACTTCAACTCCTCATATCAGACCACCTGGAAAAAGCACAGAGGGAAGCGAATCACAGGCGCCTGAGAACGTCTCAAGACAAAGATCGCTTGCTAAAGAGAAGTCAAGTATGACTCTACAAGGTAAGGTTAATGAGGGCGTTAAAACTAAAGTTGTTGATTTTCTAAGTCATTTAAGAACAGCACCAACTCATAACGTTCCAGCTGTAGTTACAAAGTCTGGTCTTCCAGCCGCTGCTGGTAGTAAAGAAGTTGCTACTGTTACGAAGAAGTCAACGTTACCTACTACAACTACACCTGCAACTAAAACAGCAGTTGCCCCTAAAGCTAAAGTAGCACCAGAAACAAAGACTGAAGTTAAACCAGAAACAAAAACTACAACTACAACTGGTGTTAAGACAGATACTCCAACTAAGACCGAAACACCAACTAAGTCATCAACTACTACACCAGTAGTTGCTCCTACGGTTACGACTACACCTGCAACAGAACCAAAGGTTGCTGCTCCAACTAATACTAAGCCAATGGTAGCAATCCCACCAATTCCACCAGCCGGTACAAATCCACCAACCCCTGCTAAGCCAAAAGCTTTTAGTTTCAAGGGTCCAAAGCTTGGTGTTCCACATGATGCTAACTTTGATATTTTAGATTACGTTCCAGTTAAAGTTAAGACTCACTTTGCTAAAAAAGAAACAAGATATGCTTCTATGAAAGAAGAAAACGAACGCAGAAGCATTGAGAATGTTCCTAGAAAAGATGCTGGTGATCGTAAAGAACTAGAATATGTTGGTAGAAAGAATACTAAGCAAAAGACACTAGCAAGAAACGCTTCTATTAAGAACGTAATAGATGAAGGTAGAAACTTAGCCAAAGTTGTCAAAAAAGTTGTTAAGGAAACTGGCGCTGGTAAAGATGATCTTACAGATGGTAAGACAAGAGTTTATGATAACCCACCAATTATCATTAATCCTCCAGAAAAGATTGTTGATCTTAACGTAGCAGAAGGCGTTATTGGTAAATTAGCTAAGAGCGCCATCGGTACAACTGCCGCTACTACCGCAGCAAGTGGTGCAGCTGGTGCCGCCGCTGCTAAGTATTACGGTGGTGATGCTAAGGACGTTAAACAAACTGCTATAGATACCGCTAAATCAGTTTTCACCGATCCCTATGAAAAGTTTAAGAAAGGTGATTATAAAGGAGCAGCATGGGATGTTGCTACTACTGCTACGCCTCCAGGTGCCGCAGCTGAAGTTGGTGGATTACTTTCTAAAGGCGCAGAGTATCTAGCTAGACAAACTAAAGTTGGTCAAGAAGTTGGTAAAGCTATCGGTAAAATACCCGGAGCAAGCACAGCTGCTGACTATATGAGAAAAGCAGGCGAGACTTTAGGCGTTAGAGAACCTAAAGAACCTTTAAAGAGCGAAAAGCCATTAGCTCCCGGTGAAGGTATTAAATTAGAACCCAAGGCAAAGGTTAAGCCTTTAGCTCAAGGTGAGCCAATAAAGCTGAAATAATAAATATTACAAAAACTTTCAGAGGAACAGTTTAAATGGACGATATTAACGAAGGATTGGGTAAGTTTTTTTCTTACGTATCAAAGGTAAGAAAACCAAAGGTTAAGCCTTTGGAAGGTGAGATCCATGGTCCAAAGTCAACCGCTGGTTCTTCTGCTAAAGTAGTTGGTGGAGAGACAGCAAAGGGCGGTGAATCATATCCATCACCAAGATATACTCCTACAACTCCAAAAGCAAAAGCTGAACCAAAGGGTCCAGCTAGACCAGTAACTTCAACTAAAGCTGATAAGGTTTCATCGGTATTATCAGGAGTTGCCGGTGCCGGTGCTGCCGCTGTTGCTTTAACTGGTAAAAAGGGAGAAGAAACTCCTACAACTCCAGCTACTTCTGCTCCAGCTTCTGGTGGTTCAACTCCAGCTAAGCCAGCTGCTACATCTACTACCACACCCTCTAAGCCAATGACTTTTGGTCAAGCTTTCTCTGCTGCTAGAAAGGCTGCTTCGGAAAAAGGCGCTAAGACTACAGGACAGTTTGAATATCAAGGTAAGAAGTATCAGACAAACATTCGTGGTACAGGTACAGCTAAGAAACCAGTAGAGAAGTATGTATCTACTGGTAAGCAGACAAAGGTAAATGTTGGTGGTGATGTTAAACCAATCGAACCTGCGCCAGTTAAGCATACATTACCTGATATTAATATTGGTGGAGCTAAGCCACAAGCTACTACCCCACCAGCAACTGCACCAGCTACACCACAACAAACAACCACTACGGCACCAGCACCAGCTGCTCCAGTAGCAAATCAATCCGTCAAAAACATGGCCAGAAGAGGCAAACAACCAACACAGGAATCAACAGAAATGGAAGACAATAAGGATCTAATCTCAGCTTTTCTAAAGCTACAATCAGTAAATTCTGGAAATATCTTTGAAGCTGCTAAGAAGCTAAAGAAGCTAGATCCAGTTGGCAAGGAAGACGATGACGTTAACAACGATGGTAAGGTTGATAAGTCAGACTCTTATCTAAAGCATCGCCGTTCAGTTGTTTCAAAGAACGTTGAAGAGGGCGTTATTGGTCCAAAAGGCAGTGAGAATGTTGGTCCAGCTGTAACAAAAGATCCAAAGAAGTATGTTGACCCATCAACACCAACAAAACCATACACTGGCTATAAGGGCGGTAACGCTGCTGGTGATGTAATCTCAAAGGCAAAGGGCGCACTTGATAAGAAGGGCGTTCGTGAAGAAGCTGAAGAGATCGAAGAAGGCGTTTGGGGTAGCGCAGCTAAAAACTTTAGCAGAGGCGCTAGTGGTTTAAATGTTTCTCCCGGTAGAGCCGCTGGTAAGTTTACTTCAGCAACAACAGCTGATAGAGCCGCTAATGTAGCTGGTAAAGGCGCCAAGGTTATTGCTGATAAACCCGGTGCTGCCGCTGTCGCTGCTGGCGTTGGTGGTGCTACGGTTGCTGGTCATTCTATGATTAGAGATAGAGTAAACGCTGCTCAAAATAGAGATGCTGCTAAGACTCAAACTCTACCAGTATCAAGCGGTCGTCCACGCGATAATGTTGCCCAAAGTGGTGGTACAGGCGTAGCTGCTCCACTCCCAAAACCAAAGGTAGATCAGGCAAATAGAGCGCCTGGTCAGGGAAGCAAAGCTAACGTTGGTGGTGCTACTAGCCCATCACAGTTATCAACAACTGCTCATTCAAACTATAGCTCAGCAACAACTGCTCCACTACCACCACATCGTCCATCAAGCCTCGGTGGTAGCTCAACTGCTAAATCAGGTTCTTTCGGTGCAGCTTTCGCTGCTGCTAGAAAGGCTGCTGGTGGTAAGGGTGGAGACTTTACATGGAAGGGCAAGCAGTATCAGACAAACGTAGCCGGTGAAAAAGGTTCTTCAGCTTCAAAGCTAAGAAATATGAATCCAAAGGGTCCATCGGTTTCTGAAGAAGTTGAAGAGATTATGTTCTCAGAGAATGAACTAGCTCATTTCGAATCGATCTTCGAAACAGCTTCTGTTGCTCCAGCCGACTCTGGTGAAACAGTAGATAATACAACTTCTGAGAAGCTACCAAGAAAAACACTAACTGATTCAAAGAAGTAATGACTATTATTTGCAATAACCTTATTATAGGTAAAAAGGAGGAGCCAAAGAGACAGGCTCCTCCACCAAAACCAAATACTGTAGAAAATCTTTCTATTATAGAAAGAAAGTCTGATGATAGTGAATTAATTGTCGCCAAGGGAACTAAAAATATTAAAAATGAAAATGTTAAGTTCCATAAAGGTTATCATACGATTCAAGAAGGCGAATTACACAAACTTATAAACAGCAAATCTGATTATCTATCGGATATGCTAGGATTAAAAGATTAATAAATACAATAAAATATCTAGGAGGACTAAAAATGCCATTATGGGGTAAAAACGACGCTGCTTCTAATTCAACTATCTATGCTCCTGCACAGTTGAAAAAAGCACCTAATACAAATAATAGAGATCTTCTATTTGGTAATACTACATCTAACGCATATTTTGACGGCGTAACGGTTGGTCAATATGCCGTTGACGATAACGAAATTGCTGCTGGTAGCGGTAGAACAGCTCATACTGGTTGGGTTCTAAGAACAACTGGTCAAGGCGGTCGCTCTGGACGTATCTTTGACGAAGTTCTAGTAGCTGGCGGTATTACTGGAGATGCTGAGGACACTTCATTCCCAGATTATACACTAACTATTACAACTAATCCAGCCGCTAATTCTGGTAGCGTTTCTGGTAATATTTCTAGAACGTTTACTGCAGCAGCTACTTCAGTTCCATCAGGAGCTTCAATTAGCTATCTATGGTATAAATCAACAGATAACGTTACCTATACAACTACAGTTGGTAATACTGCATTTAGCGGTCAAACATCAGCTACCCTTACCGCAAATATCGCTACACTAGGCGTTAATACTTGGGTTAAGGCGGTTGCTTCTGCTACCGGTGCTGCTTCTGTTAATACAGCAGTCGCTAAATTCACAGCTACTGCTTAATAGGTGATAAATGGCTGATAACAGTAAAAGAGTATCTGAACTTCCGGTCACAACTAACGTTGCTTCCACTGACAGGGTTTTAGTCCTCCGAGATCCTTCAGGGGCACCTTCGGTCAGAACTATTACTGTTAACAACTTTATTTCTAACGTCGCTGCATCTATCGCTACAACCGCAGCTAACTTAGTAAATACATCAGCAGCCACGGCGTATTCTAATGCCGTGGCTTACGCCAATTCAATCTTAACATCAAATCTTGTTAACTATCCAACTAAAACACAACTACAAGCTAATCTTACTAGCACTTCTTTAAGCAGAAGTATGTTAACTATTTCTTGGAACAATCATTCAGCTAATAGTTCTCAGGAAGTTTTTATTTGTAGATCTGATGTTTCAGCTTCTATTATTACTGTTACTTTACCAGTTGATGGTTCTATATCTAATGGTAAGATCTATACAGTTAAGTGTGCCAGTAACGGAGATCTATATAAGACAACAGTTACTACACTAAGTCCAAACAGAATTGAGAATCTATCCAATGGAGTATTCACTACTAGCGTTGACTTAGCAAACTCTGGTTCATTCGCTACTTGGATTTTTGATAATGGTTATTATCGTCGTATAGGTTAAAGATAGTTGTTATATGTATGAAAAACTGACTGATAAGAATTTTTTATTATATTGTGCCTCACATTACGATAACGTAGAGTATGCATCTACTGAAGACTTTTTAGAAGATCTGAATAGAATAAAATATATTAAAAAATTAATAACAAGATACATTGAATATGGTGAACTGAAAGAGAGATTAATTCTCAATCACATTATTATTCTTAATAATTGTTTTGGTCCTGAAGTTTTGAATAGAGTTCTTTATTTAAAACTTAAACCTCAGATGAAATACATTAAGCCATTTCTGATTCTTCTGGAAATTATGCCTGATAAAATCTATAACGTAAACGATGAAACCGTTATAGATACGAATATGATTGAGATGGATCTGAACATTGTAGACAAATTAAGGAAAGTTTGATGAAAGCGCCTAAAGAAATCGAAATGTTCGTAAAGTTTGCAGCTAAAGAACTTGGTCTTACTAAGTTACCAACGATTCATTACGTTGGAAGCGCAGAGAACAAAAAGGCAGCTTTCGGTCATTCTATGGGTAATGATATCTGGATAAGAATAACAGACCGTCACCCTATTGATGTCATGAGAACTATTACTCATGAGCTTATTCATTTTAGACAAAAAGGCGGTAGTGAAAGATTTAAAGAAGATCAAGCTAACGCAATCGCAGGACGTGTAATGAGAAAATTCGATACTACCTTTCCAAGCGCATTCAAGCTAAAACCAATTAGAGAAGATGTTGCTTCTACAGTTCCAGCTAATTCAGCCGGTGCAGGTGGAGTTGAAGGTATTGGTGTTGGTCCAAGAGGCGAACCTGGTGGTAGAACGAAAAAGAAAAAGATTGTAGATATAATTGGTCCTATTTCTAGACTCCAAACCATCGGGAAGAAATAATGGATACAAGACAACTAGATATGTTCGAAAATAGACAAACAAAGATAGAAGATGCTATTTCGAAACTAACAGAAATATCTGGTGATCTTAATAAGATGATAGCCGTTCATGAGTTACGTCTAACTCAACAAGAAAAATTTATGGATTCTCTTGAGGATATAGTTGAAAGACGTAGAGAAGAATCGGATAATAAGCTAAGAACAGTATACGAAACGATGCGTGCCGAAGATATTCGTGTCATCGATGAAATTAATAAGTTGAGAGAAGAAGGCGAAGAACAATACAAGTCTCTTTCTACTAAAATTAATAGTATGGAAAAGACGATGTATATGTATATGGGTGCGTTTACGGTGATAGCTTTTATTCTAGCTTATGGTCCACAGATCGTAAAAGTTCTTAATTTAAGCTAGAATTTCATTTACTTTCCCCGATAAACTACTATAATAGCCCACCTTTCAACAAAGTGGTTATAATATGGATTGGCTTGAACACAAGTATATTGGTATGGTATCATCCCGCTTAGATAAATTCAAGCGTAAAGGTCCACAACTATATAATTTCAGATGCCCTATCTGTGGTGATTCCGAATCAAATAAGAATAAAGCCAGAGGTTACATCTACGAAAAAGAAGGTAAGATGTTGTTTCACTGCCATAACTGCAGTGCGACTATGGGCATACCTAACTTTATTAAGATGTTAGATCAAAATCTATATAACGAATATCAGTTAGAGAGACTTGCTGATCGTAAATCTCCACAGCAAGATGAATTTGAAAAGTTCGTAAACAAAATGAAGAAGCCGGTCTTTATGAAAGAAGGACCACTTAAAGGCTTAAAGAAGGTATCACAACTTGCACCAAACCATCCAATTAAAGTATTTGTTGATGAAAGAAGAATACCTACCCCTTATCATGCCAAGTTATTCGCATGTCCTAATTTTATGCATTTTACTAATAATTTGGTGCCCAACAAGTTTTCAACTGAGTCTCTGGCTAGAGATGAGACGAGGCTTCTTATACCTTTTCTGGATAGTAATAAGAGTGTTCATGCCTACCAAGGTCGCAGCCTTAGAGCAGGGAGTGCCGTTAAATACATTACAATCGTGCTTGATGATAGCATACCTAAGTTGTATGGCTTGGACACTATGGTTACTAACAAGCCTATATATGTCGTTGAAGGCCCGATTGATAGTATGTTTCTTACTAATGCTATTGCTACTGCTGGAGGTGATCTGGTTAGCGCAGTTAGAGATTTTGACAAATCAGGACTTACGATCGTATATGACAACGAGCCTCGGTCTATAGAGACTAAAAAGAAACTTGACAAAGCCATTATGAACGGGTATAATGTCTGTATTTGGCCAGAGTCAATGGATCATAAAGACATCAACGATATGGTCCTTGCTGGATTGTCTCCTGAATTTATCGAACATATTATTAAAACGAATACGTATAGAGATTTGTCAGCGAAACTGGCGTTACAGAAATGGAGTAAGGTATGAAGTTTGTAAAACTTTCTAATACTGGCAGGTACAGGGGCGATCCAATCTATATTAATATTGACTGGATCACAAGCGTTTTTGAAGAATCCAGCGAGAAGTATGGTTCTTTATCTACCATCGTTTTCGGCGGACCTGGTGGTGGAACACGTTGGGTCGTAGAAGAATCAGCTAAAGAAGTTATTAAGAAAATTGCAGAGGCAACAAATGAAAGTCCGTAAGAAACCAGTTGAAGTTGAAGCTCGTCTCTTCACAGAAAATAAAGCAAAAGAAATTGCAGAATGGTGTAACGCTCTGTTAATTCCACGTGGTGGAAATACAGAACCATTTATCCAGATCATGACCCTCGAGGGCATTATGACTGCTCGTCTTAATGATTATATTATTAAAGGTGTTCATGGCGAGTTCTACCCATGCGCTCCTGCTATTTTTGAAAAGACTTATGAGGTAATTGAACTATGAGCATACCAACCAGGTTCAATGTGTTGACTCCAACTAACACATATAAAAATCAAAGTATGTTTACCATTAGTTATGGTCAAGATTTGAAAGATAGAAACGTATGGAAAGAACGCTTTCAAGAGTGTTTCAACGACATGTCGGTGGAAAATAAACAACGGTTCTGTCCTTGGTATTTCGAGGAAGATTTTATTATAGAGATTAGTCCTGATATTTCTTTTTTTAAAAAAGATTTTCATAAATTATGAGGAGAAAAACATGACCGATGAAGAAACAAATAAGCTAAAGAAGATTCTTTTTGTCTTAACTCTTATTAAAAATAAAGAATCTGATGAACGCAAGCTTGCATACTCAGAAGCAATTGAAGAAGCAATTGAAGAAGCAATTGAACATGCAAAAGAACTTTTGGGAATAAAAGTTAAATTGTGAGACAATTAATGAGCGAAGAACAGTTTGTCAAATGTTATGTTGTTTTTGGCTGTGTATTTCTGATCTTAATAGTGATGGATATGTTTGGATTATGGGGGAACAGTGATGAATGACATTCATCAGCAGCAATTGAAGCAAGTAAGAGAAAGCGTATATGAGGAAAATCTGCGGCTTCGTGCCGAACTCGCCGCAGCCAATGAGTTTAAGAAGCATTACACTGATTTGATTTCAGTCAATGCTGAACTAATGGGAGCACCTAATGACGGATCGATTACAGACTCAGTAGTTCAAATAGAGAAACTTGTAAAGAAACTTCGTGCCGACCTCGATGCCGCTAATGAGGAAGTCGAAAAATTACGGGAACGCCTTGGTCCACATGGACTAGTCGTCGTAGACATAGACAAGACGGGGCATTACGTGTCTGAGAAAGTTGCCGACGAAATCACCCGCCTCCGTACCGACCTTGCCGTAGCCAATGAGCGATGTGAGATGCTGACAAAGGAAGTCGTAGAGTGGCGTAGTCGCCCCGATGCTTTGCGGGCTGACAAAGCCGAAGCCGACCTCGATGCCGCCATTTCAGAGCGTAATGGCCATTACGCTACATTGAAGCATGTGGCTAAAGAGCGTGACGAAGCCTTGCGTAATCAAGCAGAAACTCAATCTAAACTAGATGCTCTTGAAAAACTGTTTCAGATGACCTGTCAACAGTTTGAAGAAAAGCGCCAGCGTATTCTAGAGGTTCTTGACTAATGACGAAGCATTGTGTATATTTTTAGTGGAAAGGAGCCTACACATGACCAAGAATAAAGCAGAATCGGAGTATGTTATGATAAGGCGAAAGTGTGAAGATTCGGATATGGCAGAGTTAACATTCGCTAAGAATAACGAAAAACTTGACCTGACAGATTATAGGTGTATCCGAATGTTTTCAGAGACCACAGAGGAATGGGTTCATAAAGATGAATACGAGCATTTCTATGAAGAGTATCGCAAATTCAATGGTCTGATGATGAGGCATGGTGCGATACTATCATATATAAGTGAACCGTGTGAAGAAAAGGCTGTCACCACTTTCTTGAGGATGAAGGCGAAAGACTGATGACCTATACGTGGAGTAAGTATCCTGATGCCAAACCTAACCGATCTGGATACTATTACACATACTATTTCAATAACGAAATGAATGATTGTTTTTACAAAGCGATATACTATAATACTTCCGCAGACGAGTGGATCGGGTGGAGAAGAGGTATAGAACCTAAAGTTATAGGATATGTAGATAAGACGTATGCGAAGTTCTATGTTCCTTGTTTAGATTTGGTAACGCCAGACATAGGGAGTTTCTTGGAATGAGTGAAGATATTGTCGAGCGGCTAAGAAGCCTATCAATCTTGGATGGCTGGCTCCCTATGATGGAAGAAGCTGCCGTCGAAATAGACCGTCAGCGAAAGGTCATATCGGCCATGATTGAGGACTGCCAATATCTGAAAGATAAACAGATAGAAGCCGCTGATGAAATCGAGCGTCTTCGTAAGTATGAACAACTAGTCAATTTCATTGCTACGGACTATGTTGAACTCTCGCATGATAAGGTTCAAAATGAATATCTTCTTATCATAAAGAAGTGCCGAGAGTTGGTTAAGGAAGATATGGTAAAGATATTTGATGAATACCTTGAGGGTCTCAAAGACGTAAAGGATATTTTCTGATGGCCAGACAAATATAGAGGAGGTCAACGTGGAGGAGATAGAAATGACTGACGATGTATATGTGATTATTCTTTCGAATGGTAGAGCAGAGAACGTTCCACCATCATACAACTGGTATGATATTCTTATCCAAGCAGAAAGCGCTTGGAGACATAGTTGCAGTTCTTCGGCTATTCCTGAGAAGCTAATAAAGAACGGTAAGATCATTGTTGAAAAACAACTTTGGTATGTAGCAAGTAACTATGTTATAGAAAAAAATCATCTGGTAGATAAGGCTTACGAACAAGCGAAAGAAATGTTCCCAGAACCAAAAGGTGAGTGATGAACTACTGCTTCATGTATGACGGGATAGTTCTAGTGTTTCACAATGATCGATATGCTCATTGTTGGGACAAACAGTTTGTGACAGAGAACTGGTGAGAAAGATAATGAAATACAATATTGAACTAGACCATGACCAAACTGATGCTATTGTCATTGCTTCTCTAAAGGAGGCGTATCGTCTCAATGCTGATCCTCTTCCGGACGAAGGTGGAGAGAAATGGGTTGATGTCGAGTTTCTGGCTGCTATAGATCATGTCCTAGAATATTATCATAACTATGAGCAGAAGAAGTTATGGATTGTTGAAAAAGAATCGTTTAATAATGGAAAGAGTAACAAATGAACAACGCTAAGATTATTGCAGTAACACAGTCAATTATGAAAATCGAGACAGATGGAAAATATGGTGACGTTAACACTCGTCCAATGAACGCCGAAGAGTTCATTGCCTATACTGCCCGTGTTTCTAATCCCGGTAATCAATACAACACCCTCACTGCACCAAAACTCCTAAAGTATCTAATCGATCATAAGCACTGGTCGCCATAGATGAAATCCTGGAAAGAACTTGACTTCCGAGAACAGATGATGTATATTAGACAGGCTGAATATCTCCAGGAAAAAGGATACTTTCCTGGTATGGATTCCTTTGTTGTGGCGGAAATCTTGTATAAGAGAAGGAATAGGTGATGTCTAACGATACCGTTTATTATGAACTAGTGAAACGAACTATTCCATACAATCCTAACACCTTTGTAACTGCTGCTATATGGTCGTGTTCTCTTTGTGGTGAAACGATTGATGGTATGGGTGGACCTGGCAGCGGTGAAATCTGTGTGAAATGCGGTGATGAAATACTAGCAAAAAAGATTGTGTATAGAAGGGAAGAATAATGAGTGATTTTATTGTAATAAGACATATGACAGATAATCGAGGTAAAATTCATGTCGAAATGACAAAGAAATCGTCTGTCGACCTTACAGAATACAAAATGGTACAGGTTAGAGATAATGGTATGGAAGAGTATGTCCATGTAGATGAATATGATATCTATAAGAAGATGTATGAAAAGATGGAAAAGTGATGACTATACATTACTCAACAAACTGGATGGGTCCAATCAATACTAAATGGATAGAAGAAAATGGTAATGATTGGTCTACTGGTCGTATTGATGTTTCAGGCGATGTTCCTGAATATACCGAAATTGGCCTTCCTATGATGAAAGGTGATGATTGGAATAGATTTAGTGCTTGGTTGGATAATTTCACGACTCCATACCGTATATGGACTCTTGATGAAATCGTAGAAGAATACGAAACGACTAATCCTAAGATAACATGGTGGATGGATCAATGAGCATTGATGTAGAACGGTTACATGACATTCTTTATGAATGTGATGGTAAATTGAGAACCGATGAAGAACTTATGGAAATCTACACTTCTCAACTACCAAAATCTATAAAAGCAGAAGTAGATGTTTGGGGTATGGACACCGTAATTTCCGATGAGATATATCTTTTTTGGAAAGGAAGGAAACAAGATGACTGAAAGTGCTGATTTACTAAATAGAGTTGTAGGCCACGGAGTACCAGTCCCGCCTACTCTAACACTGTTTAGGAGTGCCAGCATGTCTATTTATCGCCGTCTATACGAGCAACATTTCGGTCCAATACCGAAGGGTTATCATATACATCATATTGACGGTAATCATTCCAATAATCACATAGACAATCTTCAATGTGTTTCGGCAAAAGAACACTATGATATTCACTACTCGCAAGGAGATTATGGTGCCTGTTGGGCCATGTCTGTTACAGGTCATATCTCTCTAACAACAGAACAAAGATCGGAAATCTCTAGTAAGACTCAATTAGAACTTTCAAAAGATGGTAGGCATCCGTTCCAGTTAGAGAAATCCAGAGAAAAGAACAGAATAGCAGTTATTGAACGAAACAAGTCTATGACTGGTAAAACCTATGAAGAATTATATGGTGAAGATAAAGCACAACAGATAAAAGACTCAATAAGTGCGGCAGGTAAAGGTAAAGTTTTGAACTTGACCGACGAGGAACGATCGGATAGAAGCGAAAGATGTAAGATATATAATCCTATGTTCAACCTTTCCGATGAAAAAAACGAAGAACGTAAGGACAAGATAAGACAAAAGATGAAACAGAAGTTTGAAAACTCCGATGGTAATACTAAAGGCAGAGTATGCTATACTGATGGAGATAAGAATATCTTTCTAAGTATAGATGCCGAAATACCAGAGGGGTTCTCTAAAGGAATGACTAGAAGGAAGAGAAAATGAGTAATGTGAAGATTGTTGGAATCACTAAACCTATGGTAGAAGATTATCCTGGTATGACGCCAGAGGAATATATTGTTTATGTTGCCCGTGTAAGCAATCCATCAAATCAGTTGAATATGATGACTGCACCAAAACTTATGAAATATCTTATTGAGCATAAACATTGGAGTCCTATGGAACATTGCTTCCTTACGTTAGAGATTACAACCACAAGAGATATCGGTAGACAGATTCTTCGACACCGTTCATTCACTTTTCAAGAGTTCTCACAAAGGTATGCAGACCCCACGCAAGATATGAATTTTGTTACAAGGGAAGCAAGACTTCAAGATCATAAAAACCGTCAGAATAGTATTGAGACTGATGATGACGATGTTCATTATCAATGGAAGATGCAGCAAAATCTTATCAGAAGTGCCGCTGAAAAAGGATATAAACTTGCTATTGACATGGGCATTGCCAAAGAAGTCGCTAGATCAGTATTACCAGAAGGACTCATTGAGACTAAAATGTATATGAGTGGATCGTTGAGGTCATTTATCCACTATATTGATGTTAGAGCAGAAGAAGGCACACAGAAAGAACACCGTCAGGTTGCTCTAGCAGCACAGAAAGAAATCCTCATGCACTTCCCATCTTTGAAAGAGTATTGGTATCCTGATCTAGATCCTAACATGCCAAGATTTGAGGATCACTGGCTTCCAAGGAATAGATCTTCTGTTGTAGAACAAGAACCTAAATCATGGTGGTGGAAGTTCTGGTCATGAATAGGATCGTAACCATGATCAATATCCATGGAGAAACAATCAGGACTATACAGGCGCTTGATGATGGCACATGGTGGATATATCATGACTGCTTTCATAACGCACCGTGGTCAAGAAAGAAGTTTGGATTATAATGCTGTTTGATAGATACGACTTTAAGAAATTCGCCAGAGCCGTTCACAGAGTGAATAACAGGTTCGAGGGTAGAGAGATTAGACAGCTATATTCTGGTTATCTATATCCAGAGTTACCTTTATATTTGAAAATCACGGAGATTCTTGATGCCTAAAATCGTATTAGTTGAAACCGTCTCTATGTTCCGGCATATATACGCTGTAGAACTTGAAGATAACCAACCAGCAGATTATGCTGTAGAAGATGTTATGTATTTTACTACTGGTGGAGAAACAGAATTTGATGAAGTAGCACAAGAACATGTTGGTGAGAACATATTATCACACCGTGTAGTAACTGAAGAAGAATACTTAGAACTTTTTGATCAACATAATCCATATGCCGCTCCTATGTGGACAGTTGAACAAAAGAAGAGATATATATACAAGGCTAAGCAATGCGAAAGCGAGATTCCAAAAGAAGATGGAAAGCAAGACTGAAACTGGGAAAGCAAATACCAATTTGGGTTATGATGAAGTATCGAGTATATCCTCCGCCCAATGAAAAACTCAAAGAAATTTATAATATATATAGAGAAACCGTTATGTTCAAAGAGGAAAATAAATGACAGACTTTACAGTTTACCAGCAGTATATTCATAAATCCCGTTACGCAAGATTCCTTCCAGAAAAGAATCGTCGTGAACACTGGAATGAAACAGTCCAGCGTTATGTGGATTATATGTTCACAAAAGTTTCAACAGGCCAGGGATGGACGGTTGATCAAAAGCTAAAGCAAGAAGTATTTGACGCAATTTATAATCTAGAAGTAATGCCTTCTATGCGTGCTCTTATGACAGCTGGTAAGGCGCTAGATCGTGATAACGTTGCTGGTTATAATTGTTCTTATTTGCCGATTGACGATCCTAAAGCATTCGACGAGGCTATGTGTATTCTTATGAATGGCACAGGTGTTGGTTTCTCTGTAGAGCGTCAGTATGTTAATAAGCTACCAGAGATACCTGAGAATCTTTATGATTGTGATACTCTTATTACAGTTCGTGATTCTAAGGAAGGTTGGTCAAAGGGATTGCGTATGCTTATCTCTTTGCTTTACGCTGGTGAAGTTCCAAAGTGGGATCTATCGCAGCTTCGCCCTGCTGGTGCTCCACTAAAGGTATTTGGTGGTCGTTCTTCTGGACCAGATCCACTCAACGATCTATTCAAGTTTGTTATTCGTATCTTTAAGAACGCTCATGGTCGTAAGCTAACTTCACTAGAGTGCCATGATATTATGTGTAAAATTGGTGAAGTTGTTGTAGTTGGTGGCGTTCGCCGTTCTGCTATGATTTCTCTATCTAATCTTAGTGATGATCGTATGCGTCATGCTAAAGCAGGACAATGGTGGGAAGCAAATGTACAAAGAGCTTTATCAAATAATTCAGCAGTCTATACGGAAAAACCAGAAGTTGGACAGTTCATGCAAGAATGGCTCTCCATCTATGAGTCTAAGTCGGGCGAACGTGGAATCTTTTCCAGAGAAGCAAGCCAAAAAGTTGCTAAAAGAAGTGGAAGAAGAGATCCATCGTTTGAATTCGGAACTAATCCCTGTTCGGAGATTATCCTTCGACCATACCAGTTTTGCAACCTCACAGAGGTCGTTATACGAAGCGATGATAGTGAGAAATCTCTTGCTAGAAAGATTAGAGTCGCAACAATATTGGGAACGTTTCAATCAACTATGACTCATTTCCCATATCTTCGTAAGATTTGGCAGAAGAATACAGAGGAAGAAAGGCTTCTAGGTGTTTCGTTTACAGGCATTTATGATTGCCCACTAATGAACGATTATAAAGATCCAGAACTTCCTGAGCGTCTAGAACGTCTTCGTCAGGTTGCTATTGACACGAATAAGGAATGGAGCGAAAAGCTTGGAATTAACCAGTCAGTTGCTATTACCTGCGTTAAGCCCTCTGGAACCGTCAGCCAATTGGTTCTTAGTCCTTCTGGTATTCATCCCGGTCACGACCATTATTACATTCGCCGTGTTAGAAGTGACAATAAAGATCCTCTTACAAAACATCTTATTGATGCGGGTGTGCCTAACGAGCCTGACGTTACTAAGCCTCATTCTACTACTGTATTTTCATTTCCTATGAAGCTACCAGAGTCTTCAATTACTAGAGAGAGTGTATCTGCTATCGATCACCTAGAACTTTGGTTAAAGTATCAGCGTCATTGGTGTGAGCATAAACCTTCTGTTACGATTAACGTAACGGAGGCAGAGTGGCCACGAGTCGGTGCTTGGGTCTATGATCATTTTGATGAAATGTCTGGCGTATCATTCCTTCCATATGATGGTGGTACATATAGACAAGCTCCTTATGAAACAATCACTAAGGAAGAATATGATAATACTATTATAAATATTCCTACAATAGTTGATTGGGATGCTCTAGTTGAAGTGGATGATAACGTCGAGGGCGTTCAGACATTGGCTTGTACAGCAGGGAACTGTGAGATATGAGTGACGACTGGAAAAACGGTTACGATGCCGGTTATCAAAACGGTTGGGAAGCTGGATATAACAAAGGGAAGTCTGAAAGGCTTCCCACCAATCCTTACCAACAACCACATCAAGATTGGTTAAGACAACAAAACGTAGGAACTACTTGTATTGTTTGCGGTATGTTCTTTGAAGTTGGTAAGGCGTATGGTTATGTCTGCGGCAATTCACGTTGCCCATCAAAAACATATTGTTCAACCGTTCCATTAACAGCGTCTAGTGCTGCTAATGCACAATGGTCATCTTGGATGTCTGGTAGACCAAGTTCAGCAGTAAATGCTATTCCAGATGGTCTATCTTATGAGGAGATTTATGGATCAGTAGTATATCAACAAAATAAGAAAAAGGAATAATAAATGGCAAGTTGGTCAAACGGAACTTCTATATTTGAGGAAATTGCTGCAGTAATCAGAGCAAACGTTACTGATTACGAATCAAGATGTGATGTCTATAGAGAACTGATTCCTATCTTTGAGGATAATGGAGCAGAACTATTTGATATTTACGAATCGGTAGATGAGGCGTTTGATGAAGTTTGGTCTCAGATGTATCCTCAAGACGAGAGCGATGGTTGGTGATAACTCGTATAGATCCGCCCATGCCTTTGTATACTCCAAAAGGAAAGGCGTTGGCTCATTTTCTAATAGATTATGGATTTGAGCTAGATTTATATTGGGTTTGTTTTCAAGACGAAACTGGCGAATGTTGGACTTGGAATAATAAGGATATAAGAGCGCAAAATAATACAACCGCTGGTAGAATAAATATCCCGAAGGAGATTCGGGATGTGGATATACAGAGGTGAAATATTTGAAGATATTGGTAATTATGTTGGATTCGTCTATATAATTACCAATCTTCGCACAAATAAAAGATATATCGGTAAAAAGCTTTTTCATTTCTCTAAGACTAAACAAGTAAAGGGAAAGAAAAAGAAATTCAAGGTCGAGTCCGACTGGTTAGATTATTATGGATCCAATGAAGAACTCAATCATCACGTCAATATCTTTGGCAAAGATCAATTTACAAGAGAGATTATAAGGCTTTGCACCTCAAAGGGTGAGATGTCTTATTTTGAAGCTAAGTATCAATTCCAATATGACGTTCTAGAAAGCGATCAGTGGTATAATACTTGGATTATGTGTAAAGTGCATAGGAAGCACTTGACTTTTCTAAAAAAAGGAGTATAGTATGCCTTGGCCTAATAAGAATAGACCACGTAAGGGTCGTCGTAAGATTGGTTCCCAGAAAAGAAAATCACGTAGATTGAAGGGTCGTAAGAAGAAGTAATCATGAGAAAGCTGGATCTGGATCAAGTTAGAGAATATATTATTAATACATCTTTGAACACTAAAATCTATATTGGTTCAGATTCAGCTAGATATAAACGTGGTGAAACTTGGTATGCAGAATATGCTACCGTGGTCGTTATTCATCATGACGGTTGCAGAGGTTGTAAGATTTTCGGTAGACTTGAATCCGAAATAGATTATGATCAGAAGCGTGATAAGCCTAGACTTCGACTTATGAAAGAGGTAATAAGGACGGCGAATCTTTATATAGACCTAGAAGAAGCAATAGGCATACGTCATGTTGAAATCCATCTTGATATCAATCCTAGCGAAAGGTTTGGGTCTAGTTGCGTTATTGGCGAAGCTGTTGGTTATGTAAAGGGTATGTGTAATATAGTTCCCTTCGTTAAACCTGACGCATTCGCTGCTTCCATCGCAGCTGATAGACTCTTGGCGTAGAGACAACGACCCTTAAAACTTAAAATATATAAATACTCCTAAACAGGAGATTTATATGTGGACACAAGAACATCGAGAAAAAGCAACAAAATCAATAAACGATAAAAAGAAAAAAGAAGTTTTTGTATTGGGTTCATCCAGTTCTACTGGATTTCTTAAAAAACTTCTTTTAGAAGAAGGAAGACAATATGTATGTGAAGAATGTGGTAATGATGGACAACATAATGGAAAATCTTTAAATCTACAATTAGACCATATAAACGGTAACTGTGTAGATAACAGAAGAGAAAACTTAAGATTTTTATGTCCTAATTGTCATAGTCAAACGCATACATATTGTGGTAAAGGAAATACAGGTAAATTTAAAGTGAGTGATGATGAATTATTACTAGCTTTAAAAGAAGAACCTAGTATAAGAAAAGCTCTTTTGAGAGTAGGGTTAAGCCCAAAAGGAGGAAACTACAAAAGAGCTATGAAGTTAAAGCCCTTGTAGACCAACAGGTAGAGTCAAAGAGCTTAAAACTCTTAAAGGTATCGGTTCGAATCCGATCAAGGGCACCAACGTCTCAGTAGAACAATTGGTCAGTTCTCGCTGCTCATAACAGCGCGGTTGTAGGTTCGAGTCCTACCTGAGACACCATTCACTTAAAGGAAACATTATGAAGTATATTTTAGCCGTAATGGCAATGCTATTGGTAACGCCTGCAAATGCAGGATTTCTTGATGATCTTTTTGGAAGTCCAGTAGAACCAGTGGCTTACAGAAATAAGCATGGAAATAGACTAAATACTTATTCCACCGGAGCGCACAATGCTTCGTGGTATAACGACCGGCGTGGACGGACAGCGTCGGGCATGCGTCATCACTATGGTGTTGCGCATAGAACTCTACCGTTTGGTACAACAGTTTGCATTCACAATCCTGCAAACGGTAGATCAGTAGAAGCCGTTGTAACCGATAGAGGGCCATTCGTCAGAGGTAGAACCATTGACGTAAATCAAAACGTGGCTCGTGCCCTCGGATTCTCAGGAACCGCACATCTCAATTATCACGCGTGTTAAAAGGGTCGGTTGCGCATAACAGAAAGGTAAAATTATGAAGAAGATTATTTTTGCTGTTTTGACAGCAGCAGCTTTGTTTGCTTTTAGCGACATAGCTGAAGCCCGTCACTACAGCCAGAATACTCAGTATTCAAAACACGAAACTATCCCTTATGATCCTATTGGAGACATTCTCGGTGGGCCAGATCGTGGCTGGTCAGTTATGACTCCAATGAATCACTATCGTACGAAGCATACTTCTTACCATAGCAAGAGATATTCAACATACACAAAACATTACTCTGGTCATATGTCTTCATCGATTGTGTCTTATGGACATCTTCTACAGAACATGGGACTAAGAGTTTCCGAACATCCAGCTTTCGGCGGAGTCCATCATGTTCATCATGGTTGGGCACATTATGCTGGACGTGCGATTGACGTTAACGTTGGTCGTGGCGTATATGAAGCACATTCCAGATACGGGCGTAAGTTTGACCAAGTTGCATCTTCCGCTCGTGCTGCTGGCTATACCGTTCTTTGGCGTGTTAAGGGTCACTACAACCACATGCACATTCAGAGATAATAAATATGGGGAGGCAATGTCCGTGCCTCCCCTTTCTTAATGGAGGATTAGGTGAGTCTAGATAAAGAAAAAGAAACCCCAGAAGTTCCCAACATCGAAGATTTTCACTACTATCTTTTTAATTCTACATTCGATGCGTCTAGCACTGGCGATGCTCTTAAGTTTATTCTCGCCAGAAACCTAATGCGAAAAGATCGTCCTAAACAAATTAAATTTATCATCAACTCTCCCGGTGGAGAAGTTCCCTCAGCTTTTGCTCTAATTGATACCATCAAAGGTTCAAAGATTCCAGT